AACAACCCCGCGGCCGTCGAGATGTACCAGGCCCGGAGTTCAAAGTCGCTATCGACCTGGATCTGGACCGTCTGGGCCGTCAGCTCCTGGTTGGCGAGTAACTGGCCATTGGGGGGGCTGTAGAGGTAGCTGTAGGGCCGGTCCTCGTAGCCCAGCCGCTGGGCCGTCGGCTGCGCGATCCCCTGTTGGAAATTCGGGGCGAAGCGATTCAAAGGATAGGATGGCGTCATAGGGATGCTCCGCAGCCGGGTGGGATGCCCCTTCGAACCGGGCACCCCCGCCGGGTGGTTTTTGCCGCCGCCCTACGTGCGGGAGCGACGGCATCTTTTAGCGTCGGGGAGTTACCGCACGCCTCCCCTTTCGTGTTAGATCCGGTCCGTTATACGAACAGGTTTTACTGCACGCCTCTCGCGTACAATCCCACCAGCTCGCACAGCAGAATCAGGCCCGCGCCGCTCGCGCTCAACACCTGCGAGGAAGCGCCGGTCAATTGAGCGAAGAACGACATCTGGTTCGCGATCACCAACTTGACCGCCACGACGTTCATGGCGTCACGGGAAGGCCAGCCGTTGGTGTAGAAGGATTCCGACGTCTTGGTGGTGGCGCCGGCAATGCCCCAGCCGCTCGAGAAGTGGCGGATGTTGGCGCGCTGGTACTCCTTTTTGCCGAGCCAGAATTCAAAGGCCCAGGAGTTCAGCAGGGTCTGGAGATCCGAGCGGAGGATGTCCTCGGAGATGCCGACACGAACCCCGAACACGCTGAACGCTTCGGGGGCGTCCAGTTTGGAGTTCTGGGTCATGTTGGTTTGGGCGAAGGTCTTGCCCGAGCTGGACTCGACGTTGGTGAACAGCGAGGAGTTCGGGGTGTTGATGGTGCCCGCGGCCGCATAGGTGATGGTGTCGTAGATCGGGGTGTCCTGGACGTCGAGCGTGTTGGATACGTAGATCTGGCCCTTGAAGCTGTTGATGATGAATTGCTGCTGGGCCGTGATGGCGGCGGCGGCGGTCTGGACCGCCACCGCGTTGTTCATGGCGGCCTGGGTGGCGGCCGCTTGCGCTACGGTTTGGCTTTGTGTCATGTGTGGTCTCCTTGGTGGAATGGTTCAGAACTCGATTAGGCTCCGTAGGCGTTGGGGTAGGCGCTGTGGCCCCCCATGTAGGCCTGGGCGCCCCCGGGTCCCATCTGGGCCGCGGATGGCCAGAACGGTAGCCCGGGCTGGCTGGGCACGAGGTCGCCGGTGCCGCGTCCCGATAGCGAGATGGTGGAGCCAACGGTCGGGACGAAGTTGTTGAGCAGGGTGGAGCCCGCGTTCATCAGGCCCCCGAACCCCACGGCCGAGCCGAAATCGGGGCTCACGAAGCTGAAGGCCCACCACTCCGCCACCGCCAGGACAAACGCCGCGATGGTGGCGAAGATATTGTTGCTGGTGATGTTGGAAGGCAGGAGCGGCAGGACCGCCCGGTTGATCGTGACGCCGATAAGGCCGCCCGCGATGTACTGCCCCATTTTCATGGGGGTGATGTGCTGGCCGAAAAACGCCGGGTTCCTGCGGTTGCGCCGCTTGGGCCGGTGGCTATGACCCTTGTTGGACCGCGGCCCCACCACGATGACCCGGGTGCCGGGGTTGCGTTTTCTGTTTCGACTCCGGGCCAGATTGCTTGCCCGGTGAGCCCCTTTTTTCTTGGGGCGCGCTTTAGCTGGCATTGTGTGTCTCCTTTTTTTGGCTGGATTCAAAGACCCGAGCATTAGCGTGTACGCCGGGTTGCTTCTTGGCCGGTGCGCGGCCTTCGGGCGCTTGGCGCGTGGACGGACACGGATGCCGCGCCGCCCATTCACCACTCGCCGAACTGGTTCCACCTGCATGGTTCGGTTACCTCACGATCGAGTGGGGGCGCTGGATATAGACCTTGGCCAGGCCGCCCGCCGCCGTCGTGCCTTTCTGCAGGACCGTGTAGTTCCCGCTTTCGCTGGATTCCCACCACGGGCTGGTGATTTCGTTGCCGTCTTGCGCGATGATCGAGACCTGCGGGAACCCCTGGGTGATTTCGGAGTTGGCGAGCCCGAACATGTGGGTGATGACGGCGGAGGTGTCGGCCGCGGCCGAGGCCGAGACCGTGGCGATGACGGTGTTCTGCGGCAGCGGCGCGGGGACCGGGGGCGGCACTACCGTCCCGGGATAGAGGTACGTGATGGTGACGGCGCCCCGTTCAAGCTGCAAGCGGCGCGCGGATAGCGGAATGCGTGTGTTCATAAGCTCCTCTCAAATTCTCGCGCCTGTGGCGCTTCTGGCCTTACAAATTCGTGGTCCACTCGATCGGGCGCAACGTAATCGCGGGATGGCCGGACATCGTAGTAGGCCAAATGGCCCGCTTCGCACCGGGGGGCCCAATAGGGCTGGATCCCGAGCTTTCGGCACCGGATGAAAAACGAGTGGTCCTCACCCTTGCCGGCATAACGGTCGAAGGGGTTTTCATGGAGTTCCCGGGTGATGCGCTCAAACACACGGCGCCGGATCAACAGGGTGCCGCCGCCGGCGGAATCCACCGGCACCAGATCCAGCGTTTGGTCCCACTGGGCTATGAGTTCGTGGCGATCGCTTTTTGGCTCGTGCAGGTAAGCGACCGGGAAATGGGGCTCGCCCTTGAAGCCGTAGCAGCCGGTCACGACATCCAGGTCCCGGAGCTCCAGGAACCGGACCAGCCGCGCCGCTAGATCGGGCTCGAAGGTCAGGTCGGTGTCGAGCATCAGGAGCCAATCGCCCCGCATCCTCGAGACAAGGTCGTTGCGGGCGTAGTCGTGCAGGCTCAGACGGGTCCGTTCAATGTGGATCGATTGCCCGGGTTGGCAAAGGGCCTCATGGGTAAAGCACACCAGTTGGCTCAGGGCGAAACAGAATGGTTCCGGCACCGACATGACGCCACCGAGGTACCCGATGGTTCCGATCTGGCTGTGGCGGGTTAACATTCGGCTTGCTCCTGACACGCGACGACTCCCGAACCAACTTCGCCCCACACATAATGGATGCGCGAGCGCTCCACCACCCTGAGGCCGGCTTCCGCGATCCAGCCGTAAAGTTCCGCCCAGGAGATGGAGCGATAGTGATAGGCGTAGATGCCGGGGGCATAGAACTTGGCGTCACCCTCTGGGGTTTCGAGGGTTCCGGCGTCACGGCGCCCATCGTGCGGCATCGTGATTACGATTCGCCCGCCGGGTTTCAGGGCCGCGGCCGCTTCCCGGAGCGCCAGTACTGCGTCCGCGCGCTCCATGTGTTCCAGGATTTCCCCCAGCACAACAGTGTCGAATTCACCACGGTAGGGGAGCGCCCGGCAGTCTCCGATTCGATGGGTCGGCATCGCGAGGCCCGTGACGTGATCCACTTCCCGCAGATCGAAGTTGACGGCCCCCATGTTGCCCGGCCCGCTCCCCAGGTTGGCCCCGTCGGTGTTCGAGCCCACGTTCAGGATTGCGCCCTGCGCGTGTTCCCGCTGGTAGGTGAACTGATCCTGATAGACTCGGGTACTCACAGGAGCGCGACCTCCATGTCTGGCTGGGGAATCTCCACAGGACGAACCAGCGAGGCCGAGCACATCCCGGTATGGCCCGCTTCCCGCTCGCAAGTAAGCCCGGTAAGCCCGAACTTAGAACCGCACGACACAGGTGCCGTTTCCACCTCCATCACTTCGTCCACAACACAGCGAGGGGCAGGGATGCTTTGAACGGGTTTCACGTCGTTCCGCGCTTCTTCGGCTTCGTTAGCCGCGCGTCTATCGTCCGCCACATCCCCAGTCGTGTTGTGTGTTATGTCGTTTCGCGCCCAGCCTTCCCACTGCCGGGCGAAAATATCCCAATCGAATGTTTCTCGCGCCCACGCCATCATGTCGGGGCGGATGGCTTCTTGGAACCCGGGGGTCACCAGGGCCTTGAAGGTTTCGAGGATGTAGCGGGCCACCACCAGTTGGTTCCGGACATCCCCGTCAATGAAGATGCCGTGCTGGACGTTTTCCGCAATGGCCCAAACGGGGCCGGTGATGGGGATGGCGCCGCACGCTTGGGCGTCCATGCAGGTGATGCACGACGTTTCGGTAAAGTTGCTAGGGTGAACCCATAGCCCGGCTTTGAACCACTCGCGCAGCAGCTCCGGCTGGCCGGTTCGCCCGTGGTAATGGACCCCCGGTTGTTCCAAGAGGTCGCGCAATCGCTGGGTCCGGTGCCCCACCCGTGAATTCTGCCCCAGGTGCTGCACGACCTTTTCGATATTGTCGAACCCGTAGTAGATGTGGAGTTCCGCGTCCGGCACCATCTCGCGGATCCGGGGGAACATTTCAAGCAAGTACTCCATGCCGCGGTCCGGGGAACTGGCGTACATGAGGCGGTGGGGGTTGCGGACAATTTGCCGGGTGCCCTTGCATTCAGGGCATACCTCCGCGTTGCAGTTCCCGCCAACGACTCCCGAGCACTCCGCCGCACATTCGTGTGTTGGTTTCTCGTCACAGGTCTTACCTGTGCCTTCGCATGCCGGGCAGCGCGCCGCGATTTCTTCGATCAGGGCCCGCTTGATCCCGTTGGACGAAACCGACACCCTGGCGCCGGGGTAAACGGTCCGGAAGTACTGGCCCTGGGTCTGGCAGAGAGCGACCAACCGGGTGAGCCGCCGGGCTCGCTCGAGCGTCAGGCGGGAACCTTCGCGCTTGTAGTCGACGTCCTGGCAAATGAGCCAGGCGGTTGAACCTTCCGGCACTCGATCGATCCATTCGGGGGCCCGATAGATGACCCAGACGTCGACGGGCCCGTCCGACTGGATCGTGGTGGCGAAATCGTCGCCCGCCAGCTCCACGTTGAACCAGCGGACGCCCGCGGGGTCGACCGCATCGGTAAAGGGCGTGGGGGCCAACGAGACAACATCGTGGCCTAGGCGGGCGAGCCGCTGGGCCATTTCGATGTGGCTGGTCTCCGAGCCCCCGATGCCCTGGCGGTCGGGGTTGGTCCAATCCCAAGGTTCGAACGTCCCGGTCGAGATGAAGCAGAATTTCAAGCCGTCGCCTCCGTGGTAAACTGTTCCTGAGGGGTGGAGCAGCACGGTAGCTCGCCAGCCTCATAAGCTGGAGGTCGAGGGTTCCAATCCCTCCCCCTCAACCACTGGGCCCGCGCGATCAAACTGTTGACCCGCTCGAGCCGCTCCAGCGCCTTGAGCCGGTGCCCTACTGCCAAATGTCTGCACTGGTGCCGCATTAGCCCACCAGCCCCGGCGATACTCCGCCTAACGATGCCTCGGGCGCCCCAATGAAGTAACGGCCGCCCGCGATCTCAAGCGACGGGTCCCGGGGCTTATAGATCAGGACCGGGCACCGGCCCTTTGAATGTTCTTTCCCCAGGTCGTGGTAGAAGTCGAGCAGCACTTTGCCGTTTTCTTCAAACGATTTCTTGGTCCGGTACTCCACTTGGCGGATTTCCCCCAGGACCATGTGGTCGCGCTGGTCCTCTTTTTCGATCCCGTAGCGCCCCAGTTGGTCAATCGGGACCTTCTGGTCTCCCCCAACGGGGATGAGTTGCCGGCCGTCCTCGGTCGAGGTCAAGTAAATGATGTCCTCGATCTTGGAGTCCGATGGGTCGGGCGCTCGTAAGCGGAACGGCTCGTTTTTCCCCACCTTCACAATCATGGATACCAACGGACCCAGCGAAGTGGTGACGCTGTGGTAGTGGCGGGACTCGACAAACTCCAGCACTTCGGTCGAGGGGAACCCGTGAAACTCCTCGAACAGCTTGGCCGCTTGGTCCAGGGGATTTTTCCGTTTCGTCAGGCTCCGCTGAAACACCTTGACCCGGATGCCCCTGGGGTTCGATACCTCGTGGAGCCGCAGCCTTGCCCACCCTTGGGCGGCCTTGAAAGTTTTGAACCGTTCGGTTTCGGCCCCGAGCCTCACGCTAAATTCGTGGGGGGCCGTCTGGAAGATGTCGGCCTGGGCCTTGCCTTCCCGCAGGCTCACGAAGGGGTTCTTGCTCGACATCGCCGCAAACTTGCCGGCGCGCGCCGCCCTCAGGAGTTCCGCCTTACCGCGTGGGGTCCGCATCTTTGAAGCCGCGCATACTGCCGCCGGGGACGTGGTGCCCTTGCGCTTCGATACGGATTTTACGCAGCGTTCGAAAGAACCCTTCCCAGGGTTTTTCTTTCCACCGGTTGCTGCCCAATCTGCTTTACGCGCCGCGGTGGCCTGTTCATAGCTGTCGAACGTTCCCAGGATCTTGGTGCCTACACCTAACTTGCGCCTCAGTTCGTAGCGATCACCCTCGACGCGGGCGATGATGTAATCGATAACTGGCTTTGGTGATTTCGGATTGCGGAATGGCCTACCTGTTTCGGTTTCCAGAATTACGGCATCTCCGCGCTGCTGATAAACCTGAACGGTGCCGATCCCGCGCGAGCGACCGTATGCCAGAGCAGCCTTGATGGCCTCTGCTTTCGTATCGTAATAGCCGCCACCACTTGCCGACCAGAACCGTTTGCCTTTCCTGAAAGTCGGTTGGCCAGTACCCAGATGTGGATTGCTCGCGACCGCTTTCCGGACCAGCGCCTGCTGCGATGGGCTCAACCGCTCATAAGGGGTACCGAACAACGCGGGCATCTTCTGGGTGGGTTTTGCCGTGGCCTTTTTGGCTTTTGAAACCCGGGGCACCTGAACCCGCGGCCGCACCGCCGCCGAATGCACGCGGGTCGATACCATCGCGGGGCCAGATCCTTTCTGGCGGGTCCACGTTTTCGACTTGGCGCTGTAGGTCCGTTTGGACCAGGGCCAGTTCTTCCGTTTTTTAGCCGTTGCCGTCATGCCGCCTTATGCGTAAGCGCTCCGGGCCGCGGCGGCGGCCCGTCGGCCCCTCTGATACCGGGAATGCGCTTTGCCGCCCGAGAAGAAAAACACGTACACGAGGGCCGCGCCACCCGCCAGCATCCAGAACGGGACGGTCCCGATGATGGGCTCCTGCATCGCGGTCATGAAGCTCTGCCACGCGGCTGAAAATTGCCCCGACGTCAGATTGGTCATCATGGCGCTCAAGTCGTCCGTCAGGGCCCCCATGCCGCCATGGCCGCAAGTGCCTCCGCAGCCACACCCGCAGTCCCCGGAGCCCATGCCGGACCCGCTGGGCCAGAACGGCAGCCCGGGTTGACTGGGAGTCAAATCCCCCATCCCCATGGCGCCGGGCCAGAACGGCAGCCCGGGTTGACTAGGGGCCAGATCCCCCATCCCCATGGCGCCGGGCCAGAACGGCAGGCCGGGTTGCGCTGGAACCAAATCCCCCACCCCTAGGTATTGACGCGACATCCTCATAAAAAGCCTCCTTACCGCCTCCCCAGCACAATGGGCAACACCAGGATGGTGACGACCCCCGCAATAATCAACGGCATCCACGACCCGACCGCTTGACCCGCCGCCTGGATCGCCGTAATGGTCGGGCTTTGCTGGACCACAGGAACCGTTGGGCTCACGGTGGTGGGGGCTTGGCTACACCCCAGGGCCGTGGTGTCCCACACGGTCCCCGCGGGACACACGTTGTAACAGGGCCAGCAGGCTTGCCGGCCGAACAGATCACCCGTGACCCCGCCGGTCCACCAGCAACTCCCCGGGCAGTTCACGTCCGAGAAGGTCCCGGCGTTGGGTTGCGGCTGCGCCACGTCTCCCAGGCCCGCCGCCTGCAGGACCGAATTGGGCGCGAACTGATACATCATGCTGGTGGGGACAGTATCGCCGATCCCACGGACTCCAATGCGCTGTGCCGCGATCCTCATTGGGCACCCCCCAGCAGACCAAGGGGCGATTTCCCCGTGATGGCCTGGTACCCCATCCAGGTCGCGAGTGCCGCGCCGATGACCTGGTGGCCGTTGAAAAACAAATACACCCCTGCGGCGGTCCCGATCCATTCGGGGAGATTGGGGACTTGCCCCAAGGCCGATAGGGCCTGCGCGGGACTGGTGACCTGGGGGTTCATGCGGCCCTACCCCGGCGGGTTTGTGCCGCCATCCGGATCAACACCGAAAGCTCCGGGTTCTGGTCCATGAGGTTTCGCAGCACCGACGACCCCATCCGCATCGCCATGGTCTCCAGGATGTTGGGGGGATAAGGAGCCGGATAGCCTGCAGCTTGCTGGTTCATCCACCCATAGGGATCAACCGGAATACTTTGCTGCGGCGGTTCCTGGGCCGCGCGCTCTTGCCGGAGCTGAAGGTCGTAGCGGCGTCGGCGTTCCCGGTCCTCCAGGCAATCGTGGGCATTGTTGAGCTGGACGCACTTTTCCGCATCGCCCGCCGGTCCATCGGGATGATAACGGCGCAGCAGTGTTTTCCACGCCGCCTCAATGACCTCGGGGCTCGCGTGCTCCGCCACTTCCAGGACGTCGTAGTGGGTGGTCATCGTCTGCGCCCCCCCATGCTTGAAACCAGCATCACCAGCCCGATGGCGACGACCCCGTAGATCAGGTAAGTCGTGACCGCGGGCGTCACGGCCGATGGGGCACCCGCGGAACCAGGGGCTCCATAGACGGTACCGGGCACCACCGGGGTCAATGGCAACTGCGGGGTCCCGGTGGTGGGCAGGCTCGAGATAGGCAATGGTGCTGGCGCTGCTCCGGGGCCTGAAACAGGCGGGCACACATACGCGCCGGTCGCGTCCGCCATCACGACCAACCCTGAGGGGCAGGTAAAGGGAGTGCCTGGCACCGGAGCTGGGGCCGGTTGGTTGGGGTTCGCGATGATGGGGTTGCCGGGGGCGCACGGGTCGCTCCAGACCCCGGTGTCGGGATCTTCCATGGGGCAAGAATCCCCTAGACCTATTGCGCTTAGGTTGATCCTCATGGGTTGGCGACCACGCCTTTGTCGCGCTCGCGACCTTGCTCTGGTCGTTCCCCGCGAATCGAACACGCCCCGAATTGTTGAGTCTTTTCCATCACTACCGGAGCCTCACGATCAGGACGCCCGCCGCAGCCGCGGCCGCCAGCCACCAGAACCATTGAACAGTTGCGCCGCACGGTTGGGGCTGCGGGAGAAAATCCGGGCACCCGCTGGCAAACATTTGCTGCTCAAATCCATAGCTGCCGGGCGGCATCTTACCGGGTACCTCCATGGATCAGGTAGGCCGGGAGCCCGATGTCGTCCCCCAGGCCCGCGAGTTGCCCCCCGGGTAACCGTCCCCAAATGATCGGGGGGTTCCATCCGGTCGGCACTGCCTGCGGTACCGGGCCAAACCCATTGAGCCCTGCGGTCGCGATCGCGGCGACAAATTGCGCGGCGGTCATCTGGGGGTTTTGCGTCGGGTCTGATGGGCGCCCGTTGGGGAAAAACAAACTTTCGAACGTGCCGGACGCAATGGCGGTGTGGCCCGTTTGGGTGTAGTAGTAGCTCCACTGGTCCGCGTTCAAGGTGGAGCTGGAGCCGAGGCCCGCGGCGCTCAAGAGCTGCTGGGTCAGGGCGCTGGGGTTGCTCGTGGATGGCGGGACCGCTGGGGGCGGCGATGACGCCGGCGGCGGATTGAATGTTGGGGGTAACGTAACAATCGGCGATGATGGCGGGGTTGGATTAACTACCGGAACGCCCCCGACGATCAGGCCGCTTGGACCACCTTGAACAATTGCTGGATTGTTCGTTGTGGGCGTCGTTGCGACTGCCGGGAGCCCCAGCATCGGGCACAGCGTAGCGTTCCCATAGAGGGCCGACCCCACGGTGGAGCATTGGCCCTTGAGCCATTCGTAGAGGAAATACCCTCCCCCCACCACCACCACCAGCGTCACGATCTTGCCGGTCGCGTCCCCAGGATTCTTCCGTCGTTTCGCCATTGTCAGTTCACCCACGCGTACTGCTGGGCCAGCGGAGCCGCCAGCCCGCTTAACCCGGTTTGTTGCTGCTGCCACAAAAGCGTGACCCATTGCAGGGCCGTGATGTTGACCGATCGATCTCCCCCGCCCTGCTGGATCATCGCGTCGATCATGTTGGGGGAGATGCTGCCGGCTTGCCCGTAGCCCGCTGGTGCCCCCTGGAACGTGGGGTTGTTCTGCCACCAGTAGCTCCAGTCGTCAAAATTCTGCAGGGCCGCCGCGGCACTAGATTGCATCGCGATCGCGGCCTGGGCATAAGGACCGGGGAGCCCCGGGGCAGCCGCGGGCGGCGGCGCCGTGGCAGCCGGAGCCGTGACCGTTGCGGGCGGCTGCACCGTGGGCTGGGTCCCGGGCGCGATCGCGCCTCCGAACCACTGGGCCCAATAGCCCGATTGCTTGAGCCACCAGTAGATCCCGAGGGCCGCGCCCGCCAACACCAGGACCTTGATGATCGTTTTGGTGGTGTCGTCTTTCATCGCTTGCCTCTCAGGAGTTGGACCAGACCGTCGAGCGCCAGGACTGCGCCCGCGAGAAACACCACCGCCATCACCGGGTTCTGCTGGATCCATTGATTCAGGTTCTGCCAGGTCCCGCAGGTGACGGGTCCCAACCCGAGGGTCGCGGAGGTGACGTCGGGGATCGGGGGCACGATGTTGTCGGGCGTCAGGATCGGGCCCCCCGGATCGGGTAACGGCGAAGCGATCGGTGGCGTCAAGTCATCGGGAGCCAAGAGCGCCGGAGGCCCGCCACCTATAAATTGGTTCATTTGCCACCTCGCCAGACCAGGAGCCCCACGATCGCGATGGCGGCGATCCAGCCCCAGGTGGGGATCGAGGATAAAGAGAAACCGGTGGGGGTGGCGGCTGAACCGGCGGGCCCGATGGTCGGGGCCCCCGGGGTCACCAAATTGGACGCGATGGGGTTGCCACCGCTGGCCAACACGGCCGCTTGGGTTTGGCCCTGCTGTTGGGCTCCGCTTCCTTGGACGGCCGCGGCGGTTGCGGGGGTGTTGCCCGAGGCGGCCAATTGCGCCTGCCCTTGGGGCGTCATGTAGAACGGGGCACCGCCCGGCTGGTTCGTCAGGGCGCTGCTCAACCAATTGGGGTCCATGTTGGTGACGCCGGCTGGGCCGACACAGTTGGTGGTCCCCACTTTCCCCGCCCCAATCTGGACGTCGTGCATGTTCTGCCAGTTGGTCCCCTGGGGCCCGCCGCCGAATTGCCAGAGCTGCCCGCAGGTATCCCAGACGATGTCGCCCTGCGCGTAATTGGTGTTGGGGTCGTAGGGGCCCGGAGCGTGATGGGTTGGGCTGGTGCCGGCCCCTTGAGATCCGGTGCCGCAGCATGGGTCTGAGGTCGCGGGATCATTCGTGCAGATCATGTTGGCGATCTCGCATGGATTGCACGGCGGTAGATTGGGGCAGTCCGCCGCGGTGGTTCTGGTTCCGCTGTCCGGGTTTATCATCCCCACCATGCAGCACGGCCCTACCGTCATGTCGCCCAAGCCCCGAAGGCCTCCGACGGGATAGGCGATGTGGCCCCGCCCGATCATGGGGGACCGGTGAATCAGGTTGCTCGCGATCCTCATAAGAGCAGCACCCCCGCGGCGATGGCGGCAATGATCAGGAGGGGCACCAAGCTGGTGGAGCCCGTCGGGCTTGCGATCGAGAGGGCCCCGCCCCCCGGCAGAGAAACCGGATCCGGCACAACATACGGGTCGTTCGCGATGGGGTCGCGGTATCCCACGAACCAGTTCCAACAAGTGCCCCCGGAAGAAACTTGCGGCCCCGGTGGAATCCATTGCCCGGCTTGCCATTGCCCCGGCGTTGACGTGCGCCAGGTGCAGGCCCCGCGTTGCCGATCCGTGATGCACCGCTGACCAGCCGCTTGATAGCTGGGGTTGCTGCACGCGGCAGTGAGGGCGGCCCACGCGGTATCGAAGTTATTGAGGTGGGCGGCCTGGAAGCTCGCGTACCGGGGTGACACCGATAAATAGTTCTGCAGATTCTGGAGCAGAATCGGTTCCGTCTGGTTCGCCAAGTTGCTGGTGATGGTGCAGGTCTGGCCGCACCCCTTGAACACGTTGTAGAGGGCGATCGCAACCGCTGAAGCCGCCGCAACTGCCGCGCCGATGGGACCAGCGAGACTACCGCCCGACGCCAACGCCGTCAGGATCGAAAGGCTCGCGGTGGTGGCGGCGATGCCGGCCGAAACGATCTGGGCGGCCGTCTGGCTCGTGAGGTTTGCCCCCATGCCGCGGAATCCCCGCAGCATGCCCAGCTCCCGGATCGCTACCGTACCCATGAGCCCCTCTTTCCGATGTCGATCCGGCCTTTGCCGACCTGAATCCGCGAACTGCCTGCGTTGGCCTGGGCCATCATGGTCCGGCGGAACGATTCCGCGTCGGCCCGGGTTTCAAACCAGGAGCTAATGGTCTGGCGGACACCGCCCAGCAGAAACTTTCCTGGCTTGGCCTGGATCACTGCGCGGTACCGTTTCCCCGACGGGTTCCGGCGGCTCGATACCTTGACGATCAGGCGCGGGAGTTTGCGCTGCTGTTTCATCCGCGCCCTCCGGTGCCGCGTGCTGGACCCAGCAGCCGATCCATTCGGGCGTAATAGTGCTCGTTGGTTTCACCAGGCAGTTTACGTTTCGAGATTTTGCCGGGCCTTTGCTTGAGCCGATCCATGCGCGCGTAGTACTGCTGGTTGGTCTCGCGCGGTTTTGCGTTCGAGACCTTCACAACAAGGCGCGGGATTTTGCGGGCCTGTTTCACTTTCTTACCGGCGGCTCCGATTCTTTTTCTTCATGTACTTCTTGCGCCAGGCCGCCGACCCAAATTTCAACTTGCGCGGCTTGTTCTTGGCCCGCGATACTCGCTTACCAGAAGCCTCTAGCCGTCTTCGCTTGTGCGTGGCCCGTTGGCGTGCGCTGTTTTTCTTGCGCTTTGGCTTGTTGCTGCGCTTCCGCTTTGGAGTCCCGGGCACCAGGGCCGTGAGGGCGACGTGTAGGCCGCGCTCTCCGGCTCGATAGATTTTTCTCAACTCGCTCAGGGTTGTGGAGACGCGCCGATTCACCGCCATGGTGTCCTCATTTCTTTATCACCATCACGACCAGCACCAACGCGACAAACCCAAACATCAGCGGCAGCATCGAGCCGGTCAACGATGCGGTCGCGGTAGTGGAGCCGAGGGATGCCGACATGTAGGTGCCGGTCGCGGGGTTATACCGCAGGTAAGGGGATTGGCCGTTGGCGGCCAGCAACGCCTGGGAGGCCGCGGTGCCGCCAGCTTGAATGATGGCGGTCAATTGCGCGGGGGTCAGGCCAGTTGATGGGACCGTGATGCTGCCGCCGGAGCCCGGACCAGTTCCACCGAATGTATCGGGGACCGCGCCACCCGTTGCCGGGGTTGCGGCCAACGGCTCGCATCCCGAGCAGTCCAGGTTCGTGATGGCGCCGGTGTCGTCGTAGGTGGGGACACAACAGTCGCCCAATCCACTGAGGCCCGATAGGTCCAATTCGACGTCGACCATCTGGTTGGGGTTCCCACCGTAACCAGGCGGGTAGAGCTGGAGGGATTGCGGGACCGTCAGGATCATGCCGCTGCCTTTACTTTTTTGGGCGGCCGTTTCAACACACTGACGCGGCGACGGCGCCGTCCCCAAAATGGCTCGTAGGCTTTTTCGGCCGCATCCATTCTGTTCACAGCGCGGATTAGATCGGTATTTACGATTGTGATAATCTCCACGACTGAGTCAGAACTGAATCTCTCGCGAGCCTCATCACAGAACGCGTGACCTACCCCCTGCAGCACTACATTCAATCGAACCCGGGCCTTCTCTCGTTCCTGCTGGGCCTTCAGACGTTTGGGATCGTCGCGCCGCGTCATGCCGCCCTCCGGAGCCAATAAGCCGCGGCCCCCAGGCCCAACAAGAGCCACGCGACCGTCCAATCTTCCGAGTCCTCGAGGGGCCACTCGCGCCGGCGCCCCAGGTTCTTACATTCCCAGCCGGGATACGGCCCGTGTGAGAAGTCGAGCGGGATGCGCCGACCTTCTTGATAGGCCGCCAGGTAAACGTGGCTGTAGCGGTGGGGTTCCCGTGGGTCCGCCGATACCGTCACCAGCTTGGTCTGGACCCCCAGGGCCGTCAAGAGTGCGGCGGCGTAGAGTTCGAACCCGTCGCAGTCCTCGAACCCTTGGCCCATCTGCCGGATCAACAGTTCCTGGTCTACCGGCCGGATAAACACCTCAACGACATCCTGGAGCCGTGGATCATCGACCTGCAGGTCCCGCGCGATGTCGGCGTCTTGCCGGAACCGCAGCAACGGCTTCACGGTGCGCCACACCCCTGTGATCGGGTCGCCCTGCCCCAACTGCAACGCCATGCCCGCCCGCTGCAAGATCAAGGGGGAGCAGGCGTCCTCGAGGATCAAGCGGTTCATCCTCCGGATCGACACCGCCACTTGGCCGTCGGGGTCCTCGGGCAACCAGTCGAACTGGTACCGGATCGTTTGGCCGAACCCTGGATGGTACGCGGAGGTCTGCACGGATTCCAAGCGGCATAGTAACTTGCATTCCCGCGCGAGATCAATTACATTTGGAAGCTATATGGAGAAACCTCCACAACCTCGTTATTTCAGTAAGGAGTTAGCGCTTTGAGTGGTCAACCAGGCCCTGCAACGCCCCCAGAGGAGCGCGCGAGGATCAAAAAAAAGATTGCGGAAGGTCCGTTTGGGCGAAAACGAAAGCCCGATACGAGACTCCCGCTGCCCCGTTGGGAAGTTGTCAGCAAGGCGCGCGGAAAATACTTCTTTGAATACTGGAAATCGATTCCCCAGGAGTTTGTAGACCTGGTGGAGGTGCGGAGCTATCGCACTTGGCCCCAGATTCGCATGGAACTCGCGGAACCGGAGCGCAAAGACCACGCGTGGGAAATCATTGAGGGCGCGTGTCCGTTTGATCCTGAAGATTTTGAAACTCAGATCATGCAGCGCCCAACCTATGGTTCCGGGGATTACCGGTTCGACCTGAAGGAGCGTGGCGTACCGGATATTATTTGCCGCGGCTACGTCCACGCTCAAGACCTCCAGATGTATCCGCCGGTCCTTGACTACTCGACCCTGGTGAACTGCCCGGCAAACCAGGAATACATCCGGACCCTGATGAAGCGCAACATCAAGCTGCCCTGGGAATACACCCCCGAGGAGGAAAACGAAATGGCCGGTACGGGAGCGGGAGTCGCGGAGTCCCTGAAGTTGATGACGGAGGCGGTGACCACCACCGCCAAGATGGCGGTCGAGAGCGCCCACGAGGCCGCCAACGCGAAGGTGGAGGCCGCGGAGGCCCGGCTCGATGAAGCCAACAATCAAGAGGAGGATGACAGCCCGCCCGATGAGGTCGCGGAATCTGCCGCGATCCGGGGGTTCGATCTCCTGGCCCATGCGGCCGAAAAGTCGATGGACATGATGACGAAGTACGCGGGCAAGCAATACGATCCGGTCGAGATGATGAAGGCGACCAAGGAACTGATGAAGGGGGACGGGGCCGGGATCGAACTGCTGGTCGGCGCGATTGAAAAACAGGGCACCCTCATCCTCCAGATGGCGGAGAAAAACCAGGAGTTGATGCGCGAGACCCTGAAGGCTCCGGCCGCTTCCACGAAATCGATGCTGGAGCAGGTCAAGGAAATAAAAGAATTTGCGGACCTGTTCGGCTGGGGCCCGCGGGACCACGACGACGAACCCGCGCCAGTTGTCCAGAGTCGCGCGCCTGAAAAATCGGCCGGCCAGATCATTGCCGAAAACATCAGCACCATCATCCCGGGGCTGTCGATGATTATGGCGATGGGGGCCAATATCTTTTACAACATGAAGGCCACGACCCCTCGGAACCCCGCGGAGGACATGGCGGCCGCGATGGCGCAGAACCCCCTGGCCCAAATGCCGCCCGGGACACCACCCCAACAGTTCGCGCAGCCTGCGCCACCGGCTCCCGTCGATCCCGCGGAACGGTACCGCGGATTCATCCGCGCCATCACGGACCCGCTGCTCCACCACTTCTTTGGCGGTCAAGCTGGGTTCAACGGCTACACGTTCGCGGAGTACATCCTGTCGAACAAGACCGGGGCGGGCGAAACGCTCGAGGGGCGTCAGGCCTACGTCACCATCAAGACCAAGCTGGGGCGCGATCAATTCGACCAATTGGTCCGGGAGCACTTCGATCTGTGGAGCAAGCTCCAGGGGATGCCGCAGCAGTGGAAAGGATTCCTGGACGAGTTCTTCGGGTACGACGAATGGGCCGCGAAGCAATCGGAAACCGCGGCGGCGGCATGATGGTTTTATTTCGATCCCCAATGACGGCGATGATGGCAGCTTTTACACAGAGCTACGACATCGAGGCGATGGTGTGGCGCATAGCCCAAATGATGATGATATTCACGCGCTGGTTTGCCGCAGTCGAAACAAGGGAGTTCCGTTGGTCTGGCCAATGTTCCTCGCTTGATCGCAAACCTCACGGCATCGGCGGCCATCCATTGTTCCTGGGCATTGTTCGGGCCTCCAGAACGAGAGCGCCGTACAGCGACACGGCGACAAGAAATACATCTGGAAGCCAACCCATCGCTGCGGGTCCTGTCTGGATCGAATTCGCTATGCGGCTTCCAGAGTCGGCACTGACCACAGTGCTTCAGTCCTTGAGCGAGTTTGGCCTTGTACTCTTCGGTCGTCAAGCCGGTTCGCTTTGCGGCGACCTTGACAACGCCTTCATAAGATCCCATAATTGAAGTGTATCATGGGAAACACTACAATTCAATGGACGGACAAAAGTTGGAACCCCGTGCGCGGCTGCTCGAGGGTTTCCGAGGGGTGCCGCAACTGCTACGCGGAACGGCAGGCCGCGCGGTTCGCTGGGCTGCGTTTTGGATACCTGAAGATGGAGCCACAGCCCTTTAACGGCTTCGTCCAGATCGCGAACGGCCACCCGCAATGGACCGGCAAGGTTGAGTTAGTCGAAAAGCATCTCGAAGACCCGCTGCACTGGCGTCAACCGTCGCGCGTGTTCGTCAACAGCATGAGCGACCTGTTCCACGAAGGGCTGGACGATGAGGCGATTTCGGCGGTGTTTGCCGTGATGTCCCAAGCGCCTCAGCATACGTTTCAAATCTTGACAAAGCGGCCCCAGCGGATGCTCGAATGGTTCTCTCGATCAATGTGTACCGATGGGGTGGAAGAGTCCGGCATCACTCGTTTCCGGTGGTGCCACGCCAACACAGAGGGGCGCTGGCCGCTCCCTAATGTCTGGTTAGGGGTTTCGGTCGAGGACCAGGCGACCGCTGACGAGCGCATCCCGCTGCTGCTCCATACGCCTGCAGCTCTGCGGTTTGTTTCGTATGAGCCCGCGCTGGGGCCGGTGGACTTTTGGAACATCCCATATAAAAACGGTTTTACTAATTCGATGGCGCGCGGCAACAGTTTTAGGATCCCAGCATTGGACTGGCTGATTGTCGGTGGTGAATCTGGACCTGGGGCGCGGCCTTTCAACATCGAGTGGGCACTCGAGACCATCGCACAATGCGGGCTCGCAAAGGTCCCGTGTTTCGTGAAACAATTTGGCTCCCACGTCGTGAGCCGCAACGACACCGGGTTCGATGGCGACACTCCGCGATCATGGCCGATGGACACCAAGACCTCGGACTTAACCCCGGAACACTTCCAGGGAGACCTCGTGCGAGTCCACCTGCGTGACCGCAAGGGCGGGGACCCAGAAGAATGGCCCGAAGGATGCCGCGTCCGCCAATTCCCACGCCACGGAACCTTCACCCCCTTGATGGCGACCGCCATGCGGGACGCGGATGCCGACGCCGAACGTGTCCTGAGGGGTGACGCATGAGGCCGCGGATAGTTCTGCCGCGGGGAACGACCCGAGCAAGCCAAAGGGCACAAAAGAGTGGTGGTCGCCAACCAAAAAGGAGAATCCTTTGCCTCTAACGGATCAACAGATTGACGAGATCCTAGACCAGCAGCGCCCCCACATGCGGGAATGCTACCGCCAGATGTTTGAGCGGGGGCAGCCCTGGTGCTCCATGAAGGTAGGGCACATGAAAACGGTCAATGGCTCCACCTGGGACTTCATGATGTACTGGACCCTCGAGCCCGTCGCGGACCTGATCGCCGGAGTCCTGAATGGTTACGTGAAACTCAACGCAACCCTCCAGCGGGGCACCCAGCCCCAGGGAACCGTTCCGCCTCCACCGCCCGCGGACCAGAAGGGCAACGCGTTCGGGCTATGACGCTCTCCGACCCCACTGCACGGCAGCGAGAATTGCGCGATGAATTTCCTGGCGTTTACGCCGGGTACAATCTCAATATCCAGACCGGTGTCCTGTGGGATTCGGTCCAGCTCTGCGCCAATGAAGCCGCGGACCGGTTGGAATTGTTCCGCGTCCCCATCGGTGCCCCGGACCAACATGGGCGGCTCAAATCAATCCGCGACACCAACATGGCGCAACACGGCCGGCTCGATGCCCCCGAGGCGTTCAGTGTCCGGCGGCTGGTGTGGACGTTTTCGAGCTTCGCGGCCGACCAGGATGTCTACGGGTTCGCGGAGGCCGTGGTCTGGACCTTGTGGTTAGGGCACAAATATGTGGCCCGCAATAACATCATCTCGCTCCAGACCGCCCCCAATATACTGGCACCGATCCGGACCTGCGAGTGGTGCCGGTCGGTATATGCGGGCGACATTTCGTGCCCGGGGTGTGGGGCCCGCCAATTCTCGATTCAGGGCCTGCCCGATGGTCCGCCGGCTGGTAGAAGATTTTTCCTCGAGTTCCTCATGCCGGTCCGCATCTTGAACCAGATCACCTTCTGGGTCGATCTTGCAGCCCCAGGGTTCCGGCCCGCTGCGGCCCTCGAGCTATGGTGCCATCTGGAAGGCCTGCACGCCACCGGAGTCCAGTGATGGAACGGCTCGACCTCTACTTGAGCGTCCGGGAAGCCTGTGGCGACTACTACGCCACCGAACTGAACCAGAGGCTCGCCGCGGGGGTCCGGGTCTACCGGCTCGAGGATGGCGAATGTGTGTGGGCCACCGAGGCCACGCGCCCCGGCGGCCGGCCGGTCTCCAGGTCCCGGGACCTCGAGCTGGTGGTGCGGAACCAGCGGGCCGAATTTATCCAGACCCAAGCGGTCCAGCGGGTCGCCCCCGGTCAGGATAAAATGAGGCCATGGCAATCAAGCCCGGAGACCGCGTGATCTATTGCGCGAATTCGTGTCCCGGCTATTGGCCCGCAGCGGAACCAGGGGTGGTCAAGGCCGTCGGGGTCGTGCGCGCCTGGGTCCAGTTCCCCTGGGGGCTCCAGTGGCTCCGGCTGGATTCGCTCAAGGTGGTCAAAGTGGACTCCGTGGCGGCTGCCTGAACGCCGTACACGGCGCTTGTAATCGCCGTACACGCCCGCTATACTGTTCGGGTGTCCTCATCCACCCTTTCGGGCCGGCGCAAGCGTTTCCGGTGCCACAACTGCGACAAACTCACGATCAAAAACCCAACCCAGCCCAAGCAACGGTTTTGCTCTGATGCTTGCCGGTATGAATACAACAAGCACGGGGCCGCGTTCGGGCCCTTGAAAGCCAAACTGGAAAAGTTGGTGCGCCAGATCATCCAGGACGAAGTGGCCCGCCTGAAACAAGACATTGGATTCTTGGCGCAGGTCGAAATAGAACGGGAAGGCCTGGGGGCGGAAAATAATCTCGCGATGGCGACGTTTGACCGGTTGCTAAAACTCCAGCGGCCTAGTTCAGGCGCTTGAGCGCGCTAGTTCCCAAACCCGGCCAAAAATTCCATATCGGTCAGAACCCGCTGGGTAGGTTTGCGACTTGAATTGCCGCCTCGTTGGCGCCGCGCCTCTTGTTTAAATTCTTGCAAACTTTTTGAACCCCAAAGACCGGCGGATGTCTGCCCAGGCCACCGGACCAGGAGTTCCAAAACTTCCTGGACTGGAAGCTCGCCAAATGTTCTCAATACCTTGGCGGCCAGCCTTCTGGTTGGCGCTGCCATCTGTAAATCGTTGGATCGTTTGGCGATAGCCACATATTCCACGTCTGAGAGTTCACGTTTTACACCACCACCACCAGCCACCTGTTCGGTGGAGGAGGGGGTAGGGGGTGGTGGTTCCCCTAGTTCTGTCTCTGGTTCTACCTCTGGTTCTGCCATGGCAAACGGAATGGCATTTGCCATCTGGTTTGCTATTACTATGTCCCCACTTTGTGAACACCCGTCCAGGACCTTTCCCCACCTGGATTCCGCACCTTTCTTCCCTGAAATCTGACGTTTAGCCAAAACGACCAATCTCTGGCTGCGTTTTTCTTCGTCCGCCGGGAAGTAAAATACTGCGTCAGTAATTTCGAAAAAATTCTCCAAGACCGGCCAGATCTTGCGAAATTTGTAGCGCGAAAGCTGAAAGGATCTGGCCAGCGATAGCAGAAACTTTTCGTTAGCCGGGATCCCCCCGTTGTAGAACGAGAAGTCGCGGAACCGCTGGAGCGCCCCAGCCTCCTCACACGTCAGGGCGAGTTGCGCGCCGGCTAATTCTTCGGATGGGTAACGCTGAATCCAGGGCTGATTTTTGGCCATCGGGATCTCCTCGGGCCAAAAGAATCAATAGAAACCACTTGCGCGGTTCCCCGAAGCATCGTATAGTGGAGATGGTTTCGGTCGTTTGGGTTTGGGAGCCCGTAAACGATTGACGACGGCGTTCCGGGGATTCCTCGGGACGCCGTTTCTGTTTGGCCTGACATTTTTTGAAGTGAGCGCGCAAAACGCGCACGGAAAAGTTTACCCCAAAAGTTCCCCCAGTACTAGGATTGATTTTTTTGTCCCGCTGTTGTATGGTGGAGCAACCGCAAAACGGCCCCGGCCCGTACTGATTCGCCCCCCGCATCGGGAACCGCCGGGACCACTCCCCTTGGAGCAGATGGAGCCGAAATGAACCTGCGATGTTGCGCGCTGCTGTTATGGACCGCGGGGCTGGCGCTGCCCCAGAGCCAATTGGCCGGGACCGCCACCACCACGACGGTCGCGCCGGGCTCAACCTTCGGGTTTTCGGTCCAGTGGGGTTGCGCGGCCCCACCGTGTAGTTCCGTGGCGGCGAGCCAGTGGACCGTTGCGGCCGCGCCATGGAACCCCGCGAGCCCAATCCTCACCAGCATGACGGCAGCGGCCGGCACCGCAGCCACCGCGGCGGGTAAGGCGATTTACTCCGGGGGGTTCAATGGCGCTGCTGGGACCGAGGCCTTCGTAGTGGTGGGGCAAAACCAGAATCAGTTGCAACCGGGCCAGATCGCCAGCTTGACGGCAACGGTCTCGCCCACCGCGCCCGCCGGCACCTTTACCCTTGCGATCACGGGCCCCAGCACCGCGGACCCATCGGGCGGCACCGTCATGACCACCACCGGGCCCCCCGTCACCATCACGATCCAGGTGGCGTTTAGTTTTTGCGATGTCCTGCACAACGGGGGCGCAACCCCGCAGGCCCGGCTGCTCGACCTCCAGGCCGAGGCCAACTGGCTTGTGGGGAACCCGCCGGCACCCGCGGGCTCTACGCCGGACCGGAACGGCGATGGAGTTGGCGATGCCGACGATGGCCAGATCGTAGCGAACTGGGCGGCGGGCCAGGCCTGCACGGCCAAACAGTGAAACCCTACTACCAGCACGCCGGCATCACCATCTACCACGGCAACGCCCTGGAGATCCTGCTCGACCTGCCGGACCAATCCCACGACACCCTCTTGACCGACCCACCCTACAGCTCCGGGGGCCAGTTCCGCGGCGACCGCATCCAATCGGTCCACACCAAGTACGTCCAGAGCGAAAGCGAATCAGGCCACGCGCTGGGGAGCTTTTCCGGCGACAACCGCGATCAGCGCTCGTTCGGCTACTGGGTGTCCCTATGGGCCAACGAGTCCCGCCGGGTCCTGCGCCCGGGCTCGATCGTGGCGTGCTTTACAGATTGGCGCCAGCTCCCCACCATGACGGACGCGCTCCAGGCCGGCGGGATCGTGTGGCGCGGAATCGTCCCCTGGCACAAACCCAATGGTCGACGGACCCAGGGCCGCTGGGCCAACGATTGCGAGTACGTGGTCTGGGGCACCAATGGCCCCCGGGAACTCGAGGGCCGGGCGCCTGCCGGGTTCTACGAGGTTTGCTCACCGGCGGGTGAGGACCGGGACCACATCACCCAAAAGCCCTTGGACCTGATTGCGGCGCTGCTGCGGGGCTTGCCGGGCCGCACGGTTCTGGACCCGTTCATGGGGTCAGGCACAACCCTGCGGGCCGCCAAAGACCTGGGGCTTGAAGCGACCGGCATCGAGATCGAGGAGCAGTATTGCGAATCGGCCGCGCTCCGGATGGCCCAAGAGTCCCTATGGGTGGGGCCCAATGAAGTTGCACAGCAGGAACGGTTGGACCTGCCGGAAGCAATGGTCCCGGTCCCTGACGTGCCGGGCTTCGCGTGGAATCACTGAAATGAAACACTTGTTCAAATCGCTGGCGGCGCTGTCGATAACGTGTGGAGCCGCGGTGGCCCAGTGGGTCCTGACCCCCGGGAGCCCCACCACCAACACCTTCGAAGCCCACGACCTATCGAACACCCCGTTCTGCCCCAACGGCCCCGGCATCGGCGTCAGTAGCAAAACCATCATCGCGGGCAACACCACCGGGCTCTGGAGTCGCTGCGGCCAAGGCCCCTGGACCGCCCTGGTGACGGGCCAGCCCGTGTCCTCCTGGTTCGTGACGGCCGCGGGGGCAATCGTGTACGCGCAGCTTGCACCGGCCGCCCAAGGGCAGCCTGGACCATCGGTCGAGCCCATCACCCTGTTGACCGGCCCGGGCGCAACCCCAAAGCCCAGCACCTATCAGGCGGATGTCCGGAGGCTGGCGCTGAACCGGACCAGCGGCACCATGTATGCGCTGCAAGTTGACGGCAGTGTGTTCGTGTCGACCGACGGGCTCAACTGGGCCGCCTCCAATCCCCAGACTCATTTCGTCCACGCCAACGCGATCGGGGGGCTGGCGGTGGGGCCAGATGGCGGGGTCACGGTATGCGACGAGGTGGAGCCATGCGAGAAGCTGCTGAACGGCGCGTGGACCAACATTGGGGTGGGGAACAACAGCAACGCGGTGTTCTTTACCCCCGATGGATCGGCCTGGGATTGCGACTCGAATAACTCGCCAAGGAAATGGGACGGAGCCCAAACGTGGAACCCCGTTGCCATTGCAGGCTTTACCTTCCGGTGCCACTTCGCCCTGAACATCGGGACCTCCACCTACTTGGTCGGACGGGACATTTCGGACTCAGGGTCACCGGGGCCCCATGTGTACGTGAGCCAAAACAACGGGGCAAGTTGGAGCCCATTTGAAACCGGCTTGACCATTGCGGCGGGGGGCGAGGGGCAAAGTCTGGGGCTCGATTGCACGGGCACCCTCTACATGGGGACCGATCAACCGCCGGGCCCCGGGGCTGGGATCTTTTCGCAAGCGAGCGTTGGGCCGAATGTTTGCGGGGGCGCTCCGCCGGGCGGGAGCGTCTTGACCATCACGGTGCCGTAGCCATGCGAGACGAGAGCATCGCCCACGGCGAATTCGAAGTTAATGGCCACACCGCCACGATGGAGTTCTGGCGCCACCAGAACCGCGTGGCCGTCGACGTCAGTTGGCACGACGGCTATAGCCCGACGATAGAGGAAATCGCAGCGGCCGAAGAGGCCGTGGGCTGTGCGCTCGCCTCCATGGGGATCGCGCTGCGGGACGTAACCTCCACAAAGGCTTCGAGCACCGCGGCGGCGGAACAGATCGGGCGGCAGTTCCTGGAGGCCGGGTTGGAGCCGGGGCAGCAGAATTAAAGATGCTGCCGCGAACCCAGCAAGCTCTCTCTATCGTGCTGGGGGTCCCGTTGCTGGCCTGCTGTTTCGTCCTGTGGAACGTCCGGCGGGCACTTGGGTGGTTCCGGTGAGGATCGTGCGGGCCTGTGGGTGGATTGTGCTGTTGGGGTTGCTGGCCCTGTCGTTTGGGATTGACCTGGGGCTGGTGAGGATTTCGGCTAAGGCGGGGGGATTTCGCGAACTAGTCCAAGGCCTTTATGTTGGCGACCACTAGGCTGGGGCTTGTTCCGATTGCTCTGGTCGGTCCCCGGGAGTCGAACGGCCCAGTACTAGGACCACGGGGTCTTGCAAAACCCCCGGAATAAGTCTACACTTTTGGGCATGTCGCAAGCCAAACTCCAGTACAACGAAGGCCGCACCCAATTTGAAGCCACCACCCCGGAGGGCGTGGAGTTCGGGCCAATTGATTTCCCCGAGGATTGCATCTCGTTTCTCGAGGGCGAAGGCGATCAGCCCAGCTACGTCGTGATCCACGAAGGGTTCGACGGACTCGAGCCCGACACCATGTACCAGTTGGCCGCGATTGACACCACGGTCGAGGACGGGGTGGTGCTCGAGGTGGAGGTGGAAGCGGGAGACACCGATGCCGCCTGACCCCGTGCCCCACATCAGCGTCGGGGCGGTCGCGAGCCTGTTTGACCTGCAGCCCCCGATCCCAGGCCTGACCCTGATACAAGATTCCACCGGGGCCAATTTCCTGGCGGTCAATCAAGGGGTCAGTGACGACGGCACGGGCTTGATGATCCACTGCGTGGGCATGATCGTCCAGGATGACGGAACCCCCGCGAACAACTTGGCGATGGAGTCGCTGAAGCATAGCCCCGGATTCGGGTTCAAGTTCAGCCAAGGGGGCAGCCGCAATTGACCGACACCCCTTGGCTCACTACCGCAGAACTGGCGCAGCTTTCGGGCGTGACCCACCGGCAACTCCAGTGGTGGCATGAACGCCGCCTGGTGGTGCCCCAGCGCTTTGGGCATGAGCGCCGGTGGCGCCGCCAGGATGTTGCCCGGGTCCTGCTGATCCAGCGGATCCGGCGGTTCGGGATGGCGCAGCACAACCTGCGGGTCCCCCTGGACCGCATTGCCCCCGCGCTCGAGAACGACCTGTGGCGCTGGGTCATGATCTTCATGACGATGCGGAAGGGCGGCAAGCCCGATACCGCGATGGTTATGGAGATCCGGATGGTGGAGCCCGAGGGAGCTGCGGAGGCCCTGCGGCTCGCCGGGGCGTTCCGGGGATTCGCCCGCATGATCGACCTGGACGAAATACGGAGGGACGCTACAATCTTCATGCGGCCCCCCACCACTACGGCGGCCCCGATGATCCGGAGGTACGCGTGAGCGCGTTTGGGTTGCCCACGGAATCGAACGGCGCTCCGGCCGAAACACTGCCGGAATCGGTCGAGGTCGAGCTGATAAAGAGCCTGGGAGGGTTCGAACAAAAGTTTACCGGCCCCTTGGTGTTCATGGCGCGGGCCAACGGGTGGCTGGACGATTATGCCCGGGAGATTCGAAGGCTGGCGTGGCTGGCGTATCGGGAGGGACAAAAGGGGAAGGATGGCTACACGGGGCTATGATGCTTGTTTGGCGACTCGTGGTTGACGGCTTCGTGCTGCGGTGTGGGGTCGTTCCCCGGGAGGCTTTGGGATGAAGCCATTGTCCGCCGCCGAATTTCTTGTGGATGTCGCCAACCACAGACTTACAGTTCGGTTGGACCAGGGCCTTTATAGGCACCTAATTTTCCAGCAGCCCAGGAATTCCAACCTGTGGTTCGGGATCGTGACCTGGCCAGGATACTTGACGATCCATGGGGACATGGGGACCTGGACCTTTAGCCGCGTGCAGGATATGTTCACGTTCTTTCGCGATGAACACCTTCGAGTCAACTGTAGCTATTGGGCGGAAAAACTTCAGCACGGAATCCACGGCGGCAGCGATGGGGCACGGGTGTTTGACGCCGATCTTTTCAAGGGGCAACTCCTGGCGCAGTTGACCGAATACTACAGCCTTGAGGGCAAGCAACTGGCGGAAGTCACTGCGGCGCTGCAGGCAGACGTATTGAGCCAGGATGGAAAATACGACCTCCTGATAGCGGCGCGGGATTTTCGGCACGGGGACTTCCAGTTCGATACATGCGATCTGCCGGACGGGAAAGAATACGCCTACCATTTCGTGTGGTGCCTCTACGCGATCGTTTGGGCGATTCAACAGTACGATGCCCGTTCAAGCTCCGGGGAACGACCCGAGGAGCGCAAAGCAGAGGTCGCCAAACCATGAGCACCTTAGCGGCCCCAAGGTTAAAACGTCAACTCCCCGGACTGTGTGCCTGGATCGATGAACTAGGGAGACCCCGCTACATCAAGGGCATCGTGGTCTATCAGAGCAGCCGCATCCAATGGGTCGAAACCGACAGCAAGATGGTGGGGCTGGTGGCGCTGCTGGCCGACACCTACCTGTATTGCTGTGCGCGGTGTCCCTCGACCGTCTACGGCCAGGAGGTTGAGGCGATGCGGCAGCATGACCTGGATTGCGGGCGGATGCCGCGGCCGCGGCGTTGCCCGTTTTGCTCCGGCCCGATTGCGCCGGTGCAGCGAGGGGACCGCCTGCGACTCCACTACCGGTGTGCGGCCAATGGGTCGAGTGGAGCGTGGTGGGGCGAAAGGTTCGATTGGTGATGGTTTTGTTGGTCGCACGTGGCCTACGTCCACGTGCTGGTGTGGGGTTTGAACGAAAGGGCAGTTGGCAATGGAAGCTCCAAAACTTGAATGGCACGAAATCAAAGGCGAATGGGTTGGGATGTTCGGCAACCAGATCATCTGCATGATCGGGAAAATGGAGGACATGCCCTGCGAGGCCTGGATGATAAATCCAATGCAGGGCGTCTACGTGACAGCCGATTCCGCCAAGCAAGGGGCTCAAGAGCTTTTTGTCGATCCTAAAACTCCCCGTAAGTCGAGCAGCGCGGTCCTGGCCGAAACCATGGTCCCGGTTTTAGAAAGTGTGCTGGCTGGCCTGAAGTGTGCGGCGACTCCACCGGTCGCGGCTGGTTCAAGCTCCGGGGAACGACCCGAGCAAGCCGAAGCAAAGGGCGATGCAGACGTCGCCAAACCATAATGCCCAGAAACCACGGAGCCCCGGTCCAACTTGCCGCCACCACCATGCTGCGGGATTGTGGCCCCGAGGTCCTCAAGTATTTGGCATCCATCGGGCATCGCCGCAAAACCATCCGGCAGGCCCAAGTGTTTGTCCGGTACCACCAAGGAAAAGTCGTGGCGGTGGGGCCGACTCCCCAGTCCGTCGAAGGAGCAAAACGATGACGCCAGAGAGCCTGACGCGCGAACAGAACAACCTGGAACTGATCGCGCCCGAAGGATTCACCGACGGAAAACTCAACGCCACGGGGCACGTCCAGGCTGCCCTCAATGCCCTGCCGGTCAATATCGCCGGGATGGATCAGCTCGAGGAATGCTGGCTAGAATGGCGTCAGGACAGACCGCCGGTTCTGCAGAAAGCAACCAAGGAATGGTTAGACATCGGGCTCCAGATTGCACGTTCCCAGGTCGAGCTGCTGGCCCGCGCGTTGACCAAAGCGCTGGTGGACCAACGGGCCCAGACCGCCCAGGCCGGGTTCTACCAGGACTATTGCCGCATGACCCAAGAGGGCCGGGCGATGCGGCAGTTCCTCCTGGAGCATTTCCCCAACGAGATCGCGCAGGCCGAAGCGGGGAACCGGCGGCTCCCGGATGTGATGCGCGAAATCATGATGCGGGCCAAATGACCGAACAGCACTACAGGGACAAACTCGCGCACCACCGGGCCCGTGAGATCGACCCGTATGTCCGGCGGGTGTGGAACTCGGAACCATCGCCCCCGCACTTGACCAGCATCACGGGGGTCCTGAGGTTTGAGTACGACGACCACGTTGACCTCGAGGCGGACGTGCTGTTCACGGCCCAACCAAAGGCCCCGCGTGACCCCAGGTGGCTCCGGTGGCTGGGGAGTATTTGCCGGTGGGGGACCGCCGTGGGGATGGTGGCGCTGCTGCCCTGGGAGACAGACCCGCTGGTTCGGGGGCTCTTCGGTGTCCTGATTGGGTTGTGGTGCTGGATCAACGGAGCGGCCCACGGGTACGAACACCGGAGGAAGCCATGAGTCTGTCGGCCCGCGCGGCCCTGGGGGTTTGCAACCTTTTGAACGCCAGGGTCATTGTGCCGCTGGCCAGGTGGGCCACCCGGGACAAGTTGCCCAGTTTGGTGACGGAAGGAATCCCGCAATACGTGGACCCGGACCCAAGGTTGAACCCGCTGGTTCTGGCGCAGGTGTTGAATGATTTGGAAGCCGGGTGGGTCAAGACCCCCGAGGTGTTGCAGGCGGAGCTGAACGGCTGCATGGAACTGATGAAGTCGGAAACGGCCAACCGGTTCCTGGCGCTGGTGATGGGGCTGTTGACCCAGTACCCGCCGGCCGAAAGCTACGTCAGGATGATGGCGAATGCTTTGCAGTTGGGGATGTATCTGGAGAGAAGGCTTAAGGATTCCTAAATGGTTTGGCGACTCGTGGTTGACGGCTTCGTGCTGGGGTGTGGGGTCGCTCCCCGGGAGGCTTTGGGATGAGCGGCTTTGCGATCACACGTCGGAAGTTTTTGTCCGCACTTTTGTGCGCTCCATTTTGTAAGGCGAAGGCGAAGCCGCCGTTCATGATTCCCGCCGGGACAAAACTGACAGTCGATTTTATCCACACCGCGCCCCTGCCTTATTGGCCAGCCCGTCCATTGCAGTACTTCGTTCACAAAACTTTTGTTTTTTCCGGTTCGTTATCGGGCGCGCATTGTTCAATTGTCGGGGAACGACCCGAGCAAGCCCCATCGGAGCAAACAGTGGACGTCGCCAAACAATCATGAGCGATCTATTGATAAAGCCCGGGCCCCAGACCGTGAACCTCGAGCAACTGGCGGCCGCGATCCAGTTGGCGAAGGCGCGCGTGGCCCTGAACGAAGCGTGGCTCGAGGCCTGGACCAAGCGCGGGGAATACGAGCGCAGTTATACGCGCCATTATTACGAAATGGTCCGGCGGGTCTGGCGGCTGACTTCAAGCGGTGCCGCAAGTTCGGACGAAAAGCCACCATTTCTTGAGAACTATCTCCGGTGGCACAAACTCCACTACGAGGCCGAATACAACCTGCGGCGCGTGGACCTCGATCAGTTGAAAAGCCACCTCAAGATCCACGAGGCCATGTGGGAAGAGGCGAAGAATCCCCTGGGGCCCAGGGGGAACCTGGGGACGGTATGAAGATGGGTAGGATCAGCTATTCGGACGACGAAGATTACCCGGGGCAGTTTGAACTGTGGCAAGCCAACTGCGAACGCTCATTGCGTGGAGCCAAGGGTCAACAGGAACTCGCGCAACTCCGTGCTGCGTTGCTGGCGCTTCCAGAAAAGCGGCTGATCCACGAACTCCTTGAGGATGAAGAGGGCGGGGTTTGCGCCATCGGCGCTTACGGGAAACATAAAGGCCTGGACCTCTCAAGGTTCGAGGTTGACTCCGATACCGACCAAGTGGGGATCGCGGGCGGAATGCCAGATTTGGTGGCGTGGAAGGTAGTCGAGATGAACGATATGGAATTCGACCACCTTACGCCCGAGCAGCGTTACGAGAAGATGCTGGCGTGGGTCGAATCGAAACTGGCGGGCGTATGAGCGACACCATGGTGTGGACCGCAGTGAGCGGGACGGTTACGTTTTTGCTGGGGGCCGGGGCGCTCTGGTGTGTCCAGCGAGCCACGGACTACGCCAGGAAATCGAAGCGCGAATACGAGACCGATCTGATCCGGGAGTTGACGCGGCGCAGGTGGTCGCTAAAGTGGTCCCCCGCCATGCAATTGTGGTACGTGATGGAGAATGAAAATAATCCGATTGGCTACCACGCCCGCTGGCAAGTCGCCATCATGGACGCGATCCAGGCGGCCCGGACGCAGAAAGAGGGCAGGCCATGATGAGATCGGTTTTCACAGTGATTCGCCACCCGAAAGAATTTGCTTGGGGAGTTTGGCCAGCAGCTTCATGAAACGCCCCAACCCTGCCGGTGCCCCTTCTGTGGGGAAAATCCGTGTGGTCATTGGCGCGGGCAGCCGGGACATCCGAAGTCTTTTCTGAACCCAGCATTTTATCCAGTGGGAGGGGCCGATGGGCGCAACATCTGAACACTTCAGCAACGCGGAACTCCAGTGTCACTCAGGATGTGGCCGCAACGAATGTACCCAAGGGCTGGTCGACGCGCTCGAAGCATTGCGGGCCCTGGCCGGTAAACCAATCTCGATCGATTCGGCCTACCGGTGCCCGGAGTACAACGCCAGCTTGCCCAACGCGGCCCAACACTCCCAGCATGTCCTGGGGAACGCGGCGGACATTGTGATTGAAGGGATGACGCCTGCGGAAATGGAAGCCCTGGCCCTCAGGGTTCCGGCGATCCACGGGCTGGGGCGCGCGGACTACCAGGGGTACCTGCATGTGGACGTGCGGCCCGAGGGAGTCGAGCACGGCTCCGGCGAGGTCCCCACGATCCAGCCGCTTGTCCAGTGGTGCTACGACAAAGCCGGAAATGAGTGCGCGTATTATCCGCCGACTGCAACGGTCGCGGGGCGGGATGCCGGGGTAACGACCTGAGACCCCACGGGTGAAAAGGTCAAGCACGGGTCGCCAAACAAAAAGCAACCTGTGATATACTCTGCCCTATGGAAACCGTGACAGTACAGCGCGGCAAATGGGTCACCCGAAACAACCGGGTGGCCGTCATCGATGGCTACGTCATGATGGACGATTCGCCCCAACCGGGCGTGGCCCCAACGGTCCGAAAGGTCTGGCAAGGGGACCTCTACAAGGCCGATGGCGTCACCCCGGATTCGCGCCACTCCTGGGAACAGGATGGCCGGTTCAAAACCCCCCTGGGGGTCGCGAGCAGCTATGACCTCGTGAGTTTGATCGAGGTCCATGCGGAACCGGTGCCTGCGGCGCCGGCCGCTTGATCGCCGTGCTGGTCGCGGGCCTGGGGATGGGGGCGGCGTGTACTCCGGTCCTGACCCCGGACCAAATCTATCAGGTGGCCCGGGCGGCCGGGTTCCCCGCGCCGGTCGATGGCGGGCCCCTGGGGAACGCCCAAACGATGACCGCGATCGCGCTACGGGAATCGGGAGGCTGTGCGGGGGCCCATAACCCAGGGCCCGGTGAGGATTCCTGGGGCCTGTGGCAAATCAACGTCCAGGGGAACCCCGGGATCTTGGCGCAATTGGGCCTGACGAGCCCGAGCCAGTTGACCGACCCCGCGACCAATGCGGCGGCCGCGTTCCTGATGTGGGGTGGGAACGACGCGAACCTCAATGTCGCGTGGTACCTGAACCAGCCCAGCTATTATCAGGCCTACCTGGCCTATTTGCCCGCGGCACAACAGGCGGCCCAGGACGTCGAGGGGGTTACGGCGCCGGATACGTCGTCGGGGCCCGTGTTGAGCGCGGGGCTGAGTTTTGCGGGGCTTTCAGCGGGGCAGCTTGCCTTGGGGGCCGGGATTGCGGTGGCGCTGGGGCTGGTGCTGTTTAAGCTCTAACTTTGTTTGGCGACTCGCGATCTTCTTGAGACCGGACCTGTGGTTTGGTCCCTTTTGTTTGGCGACTCGTGACCTTCTGAGCCCCGCCCTGTGGTTTGGTCGTTCCCCGTGCGTCTGAGCTTCGCGCGTACTAATCCCGCCCGGCGAAACTCCTAGCCCGCCTAAGACGTTTTCCCCCTGAAATCAGTACCTCCGATCTATTGGAGCGAACGCGCCACGCCTCTACGCTAAACGCATGAGAGAACTTCTAGTGGTTGTACAGTACCCGGAAGGCGTCAACGCGCAGGGCCTTTGCCGGGTCGCCGTCGATGGGTACCGGATGATTGCAAGTTATCCGCTGATCGGCAACCGGGATTTGTTCGTTCTTCAGGACGGCCCACCACCCGCGCAGCAAGAGACCACGGGGAACGACCAACCAACCGGCCCGGTCTCAGAAGCCAGCGAGTCGCCAAACAAAGGGAAGGAGTAAGCCAACATGCAAGCCACTGGTTACAATCTCCCTCCCGGCTGTTCTGAACTGGACGTAGACGAAGCCCTTTCCGACTGGACCGACGCCGACGTTGACGAAGCCTACTCGGAACTGATGCGGGATGCTCAAATTGAAGATGGAATCCGCGAGCGGTTAAATGGAGCAAGGGAGTGGCCGCCGCTATGAAAGACACCGCGCTCTGTACATTCTGCGAGCAAGGAAATCACGATCACCCCGCGTATTCGCCGGAAGTCTGTAGGTGTGGGTGTCCCTGTCATGGATCTTTGGTTGGCGACTCGCAGTTGACGGCTTCGTGCAAGGCCGTGGGGTCGCTCCCCGTGGAGGTGTTGGGATGAGCGCAGTTGGAGCCATCAGGATGACGAAAGAAGAATGGCTAGAGCGCGGGAAAGTTTTATTCGGTGAGGACTTCTACGAATGGCGCTTTGTGTGTCCGATTTGCGGAAACGTGGCAGCGGTCAAGGACTACAAGCCTTACAAAGACAAAGGCGCGCACGCTAATTCCGCAACGTGTGAGTGCATCGGCAGGTACACCGGCGCACAGAGTTCCTTTGACGGGACGAAGCCTTGCAACTATGCCGGTTACGGGCTATTCAGACTCAGCCCGGTCATCGTACTAGACGACGGAAAAGAGATTCATTCCTTCGCCTTCGCCGAAGCCACAACCCACGGGGAACGACCTGAGACAACCGAAACGAAGACGTAAACTACCGAGTCGCCAAACAAAAAGGAGGAACAAAGTGAACCCACAACCACAATCTCATCCAAAGTTAACCCCCCAGGTAGGTAAACCAGAAACCATCGCCCTCAAGAGACCGGGCAGCATCGTAGGGAGCCGGATTGCCGGAGCCCCCAATCAGGCGTATTATCAACTTCAGGATGGCCGCTCCATGTACCTGCCCCTACAAGTTGGTGCCATGATCGACCAGTTGAAACTCCAGCCGGGGGAGCCGTTCACCCTGCTGAAGCGCGGGCCGGGCAGTTGGGACGTTCGGAGACTGAGCGCCCCGCCGCAGACCAGCCCCAGCGCCCCGCTAAACGGCGCAGGTGAGGACGCCCGGGGCGATCCTGAAGCGTTGTTACGGCCGGGCCATCCAGATCGCGCTGGAGGCCGTCGAAAACGCCAAGCGCCAAGGGTTGATGGTGACCCCGAGCTTTGAGGACATCCGCTGTATTTCATCGGTGCTGATGATTTCGGAAACGGGGGGCGACGATGAGCCAGGATACAGGATTGGTCCGCGCGGTCAAGGCCGTCCTTTTCGTGTTCAGCATCCTATGGGGATTCGCGTGCGCGGAGCTGATGGCTTCACTGTGGGCAGTCATCCCGGACAGTCAGGCTCATGTGGTGCGTTATCCGCTAACCGGCTTGATGGTTGCCATTGGATGCGTGGCGACGGCGTGGGTTCCGCTGTGGCTGCTGTGGACCTATATTGACGGCAAAGATTCGCAGGAGCCGCGATGAGCCAGCATACAGTGCCGACAACCCGGCCCGTCTCGGCGTCGTGTATGAACACGCCTATGCCTGCGAACTTTCGCCCCGGCGAAATCATCGGAGGCCATGTGGTCGAAGTAGAGCCGGAGAATTTCGACGGGGACGAAAGCGGCCCCGGCCCAACAGATCCACGGGGAACGACCTCGGGAAGCCGAAGCGGAGAAAAGTGAACCGAGTCGCCAAACAAAATGCTTGAAACTCTCCTAGTAGCTCTACTTCATATTCAAACCCTAGCCCCCTACGCACTCCAAACCCAGCCCTTACTCGACATCCCGAGTTCAGCCCAAGACGCCGCCACGCGTTGCGCCGCCGGCACACTACAAGCCCAGTGGGTCAATATCGCAGTGTGGCCGGATGGGTCCCGTACCTGGATGGTGGTGTATGGAGTTTGGGGCGACTATGGGCTTGTGACGCAGGGGCCTTGTCTGGTTACGGTCGTGAATTGGAAATGAGTCTGTGTATTGATCTCTTTTGCGGCCTAGGCGGTTGGGCGGAAGGCTTCCTAGCCGAAGGCTACCGCGTGATCGGGTTCGACATCGAGCGGCACGATTACGGCACTGGAGGCTATCCCGGTCAGCTTGTGCTCCAGGACGTGCTGACGCTAGACGGCAAGCAGTTCCGGGGCGCAAACGTGATTGTGGCCTCCCCGCCGTGCCAGGCGTACAGCTATCGGGCAATGCCGTGGTGTAGGCTAACGGACGCCATCGGTTTCGATCTTGCGCGCATGGATGACGACGGAGCTCCACCGGCCGGTCCTACCTGTAATCCGCTGGTGTACAACGATCTCTTTAATGCCTGCTTTCGGATTGCGCGGGAGGCCGGCAAGCCGCTGATTGTCGAGAACGTGAAGGGCGCCGAACGGTGGGTAGGTCCTGCCCGCTGGCACTACGGATCTTACTTTCTGTGGGGCGACGTACCGGCACTGATGCCCACCACGGCGCAACTGAAGCGCCCAGGCCGAAACTTTCACCAGCAAAACGGCTTGCCTTCGCCGTCGTTTCACGGAGCCGACCACGAGCCGAGCATCCAGCGCGCCAACGCCATCAAGAACAACGGCGGATCATGGTTCGCGCAGGCGCACAACACCGAGAGCGGAACAGGGCAGAATCCAGTGAACGGCGTGAAAGGTTTCACTACCGGGCTTGGGAAGGGTCACGACTGGCGGCAAGATCCGAGCGGGCGGTTCAACTCGAAATCCGATTCCCGCAAAGCCGCGAGCGCGCAAATAGCCAAGATCCCGTTTCCGCTGGCGCAACACATCGCGCGTGTGTTCAAATAGCGGGGAACGACCAGAAAGGCCAGACGTGAAACAGTCAACTATGAGTCGCCAAACAAAAAGAATCCTGCTGCTTTTCATCATCGCCTTACCAATATGGGCCCAGCATCAAGTAACCTTATCCTGGAACTGGCAGCAAGGCTCAGGAGACCCCGCCACTGGCTTCAACGTCAAACGAGGGAACCAGGGCGGCCCCTACCAGACCATCGCCCAAATCCCCGCGAGCCCCACCAGCTTCATAGACCAGGGGACGGCGCCCAACACATTAACGGCGGGAAACCAGTATTGCTACATCGTGACGGCAACCGGCCCCGGAGGTGAGAGCACGCCATCCAATGAGACGTGCGTAAAAATACCCGCTTCGCCGCCGGCCGCGCCCACCAATCTTACCGGGCAAGCACAGTAAAAGGCTTTTTGTTTGGCGACTCGGAGACTAGTTTGCACGTCCAAGGTAACAGGTCGTTCCCCGAAGTAACTGGACACGCGAAGGCCCCGGCCCCCTCTTGGGTTCAAGTAAAAGACGGACATCCAGTTGCCCGCGAATTATTCGGGCGTCACTACACCTACCGAACGAGGCGGAACCAGTTAAGTTTCTTTCCCGAGAAGAATCGGAATTTCGCGCTGTTTGTCGGCCCCGGTCAAAAGATGGTTCTGTTAAGCGAGGATCAAACCGCCCTGTTCGTGTGGAGAAAGTTTATCTCCATGGACAATCAGCGTGGCGTGAACTGTGCCGTTTTTCGAAACGAAGGGCCAACCCAAGCCAGCGATCTTATTAAAAGCGCCATGGAACTTGCGTGGGGCCGTTGGCCGGGAGAGCGCCTGTACACATACGTTAACCCCAAGTTCGTCAAGTCGAAGAATCCCGGTTATTGCTTCATCATGGCAAACTGGAAGCGCTGTGGTTTCAGCAAAGGTGGCCTTCTGATTCTCGACTGCGAGCCGCCCGTTCAGCCCACGGGGAACGACCCGAGCAACTAAGACGGGCACGCCAGTCTATCGAGTCGCCAAAGAAAAAAGTGATACAATCGCGGGCATGACACTTTTTGGCGGCGGCTGGACCGTGACTCCGGGATGGGGTGGCTACACCTACCCACTCAAAAGCCCTGTTATCGTGCAAATTGCAACCCGCGTAAACCCGGAACTCTGTACCCTCGCTGAGGCGTACCAGTTCCTCTCGACCGTCCTCAACCAGGGCGACATCATTCCACCGGGCCAAGTACCCTTGATCTATGAGGAGACCAGCGGCCAGTTGTTTGTAGACCCGGCCTACCTAGCCGCGGGCTACTTGCCCCTGATCCTCACCTGGACCACGCAGCCGCCATCGAAAGGCGCGAAGGACGTGCCCGAGCCAGGCAATCCAGAAGCCCCCGCTCCTGGTCAGTACACCTACGCGATCAACATTGGCCTGATGTACGCGAGCGCCCCGCGGGTCCCCGGAGCCACCGGAGCTGTCGGGCCGCAGGCGTTCCGCACCGACTTCAAGCTCCAAGTCAAGGCCGACGGCTCCCTGAGTTGGGTCGGCTTGGATCAACCGACGTGGCAGGGCGCGGTAACGACCGCCGCGTGACAAAGCTGATCGCCACCGTCGCGACCCTCGCGGGCCTAGCGGCCGCCCAGTCCCTGCCCCAGAACCTCGTGGGGGTTTGCGCCAGCTACTTGACTGCTTCGTCCCCTAGGCTGGGGGGCTGCGTGACCGCCGCGTTCCTGGTGAACCAGGGGCAGAAAATCTACAGCTACTCGACCTACGACATCTCGCTACACCACGGGGCCCCGCCGACCGCGGCGCTCCGGACCGGGGCCGCCACGGTGCTGAAACAGTTTGGCAGCATCACGATCCTGGGGATGGCGGGGGCGGGGCCCGCAACAAGCCCCACGGCCACCACCCTATCGATCGGGGGGTCCGTCGGGGCTGCGGTCCCGTTGGGTAAATCCCACTGTTTCCTCATGGGGGAATTCCAGGGGGTGAACACCAGTGGGAAAGCCGCGAGGCTGGTGCTGTTGATTCCGCTGAAATAGTCTTTTGGTTTGGCGACTCGGAGACCGTCGAGACTTCGGAGCTTGGCTGGTCGTTCCCCGGGGCCTCTTGAGACTGTGACCATGGAGCCTATGAAACAAGCCATCCAGTGCAAGTACTCTTGCTTCAAATGCGGCATCCATCGGCAGATCGTCACGGTTCCGGCCCGCGAAGAAGAGGAGGTCGGTACGTGGTTGATGAAGATTTGCGCCCCGGCTCTGTCTGCGGATCACGACAGGAGATCACCAGCTTGCAGAATTACACAACTGAGTGAAGTTATGATCCCAATTGAAGGGGCCGAGAAAATCGGAGGCCCAGCCGTTCAGCCCTCGGGGAACGACCCGAGCAAGTTGACGCGCTAGACTTAAAGGTGTCGTCGCCAAAGCATCATCACGCCCAATTCCTTCGGTTTACTTTCAGGCCTTGTTGGTGGCATCATAGGTTGTTCAGGAAAGGAATCCACACCATGCAGTTCACCATGTTGGCGGACCAAAAGGTCCAGGTCCTCGGGAGCCCCGTCGACGCCCAGGGCAACCCATCGAAAGCCACGCTCTCGAGCGTGTCCTACACGTCCTCCGACCCCACCGTCTTTACCGTGGCGCCCGATCCATCGGTGCCGAACGGCGCCATCATCACGGGGGTTGCGGCCGGCACCGCGACGTTGACCGAAATCGCCACCGCCACCGAGCCCGACGGCAAAACCACCGAACAGATCCAGGGAGTCGCCACCATCGTGTTGAGTGCCGCGCCCGCGGTGGCCGCCGGGATCGTGTTTACATTCGGGACCCCCAGCTAACGTGACGCCCGCAGAGGCCCCAGCGCCGCCCCCTCAGGTCCTAGCCCCTCAGGTCCTAGATCAATCCTGGGCCGGGTGGTTCCGCCAGCACTTCGCCGTGTTTGTCCTGCTGTTCATGGTGGTGTTTATGTTCCTGTTTATCCTGCATGTCTCTCACCATGGGGCGGATTCCGCGCTGCTGCAATTCGCGGAAGGCCACAGCCAGACCTTCGTGGGGGCGTTGGTGGGGGCCCTGACGACCGGCGGGATCCAGCAGTTGGTGAACCGGCCTAAGCCTTAAACCCCCGGCCCAGTGCTTCGGAACTGGGGCAGCCGCCTGCGCTCGCTACGGACGGGCACGGGGGTTTTATTGGCCCAGCAGTAAGCTCAACCGCGGCAGGGTCTTGTCGACCACGTCCACCAGGCCGGAGGCCACCAGTTGGGTCTTGTCGGCCCGCGTGATGGTGCAGGAGATCGTCACGCCCGCCTGAAACTCCCCGCCCTCAATGAACCCGCTCGCAACGGTCCCGGGTTTGGCTGTTTCATCCGGCAGCACCAGCGCGGCCTTGGGGGAGGAACTCACCAGTTCAATGGTGTCTGACGCCTGGAGCTCCAGGCCCGTGGCCTTGGCTTCGTAGCGGACCCGCTCCTTTAGCCCGAGCTGAAACGCGCCGGCGGAATGGTCGGTGCCGTCTGATTTCGTAAAAAAGCCCATAAGTCTCCTTTTAGTGCTGGAGGGTCGCGGCCCTCAAGAGGATTTCGGCCAAGATCCAGCACGCCAGCCCCAGGGCCGGCAGATTGCGAGGCGGAGCGGGCGGGCTATTGAACCCGGCCAACAGGAACAAAACAAACCCCAGGACCATGAGGATCAGGGTGATGACTGGAATGAGCACGGGGGAACCTCCTAACGGTTGGAGGCGGTGTGGCGCAAAAGTGTTTCGCTCTAGAGGTCCCGGAACAGAGACTCCTGGGGCCGGAGGCAATGGGGGCTAAACCAAATGCGCTCCCGGGCCGCGTTCTCGTAGCCCCGGTCGCCCCGCTGGCTCCCGTAGCCCCCGTGGGCTTTCCAGGCGAAGCATTCCCAGGAACGTGGCATCTCGTGCTCAGCCTCGTAGCCGCAGAGCGCGATCCTGAGGAGCGGGTTGTCGCCTTGCTCGATCGCCCAGGCCCGCACTGCTGCCGATAGATCGTTGTCATGGCTCGAGTAGAGGCCGTCCGATGGGGCCGCGCCGTCCCGCTGGCTCCCCGGGTTGCTAACGACCCGCATGTCGTAGGGCGGGTCAAGGAAAACCCCGCACACCCCGTGCTTGACCGTGACGGATGGCCCCAGCACCCGGGTCCAGTCTCCACAGCACACCCGGACGCGCCGCAGCCGTTCCGACAGGGCCTCCATGTACCAGCGGAGCGAACTGTAGGCGGCGTCCCCATGGATGCCGATGCCGGGGCCGTGGCCCGAAAGGATCGGGCGCTTTTGCGACACTTCAGCCTCTTCGATCCCGAGCCGGTTGATCCCCATGCCATCCGTCGCTAAATGCGGGATCTGCTGCGCGGTTCCGAACTGACTCGCGATCCCGGGTTCTGCCGCGTGGACCCCTTTGCCGTGGTGGCCCCCGTGGATCATGGGGCGCTTGCGTTCGGTCCCGGTGATGCCCCGAAATACACCGCGGCCGCCATCCCCAACGGAGGGGAGTTTGCGATTGATCCCTCTGGATTCTCGCCCAGCATTCACCCGTCCGGTCCATTCAGGCCGCGAGCACCAGCCGGACCCAATCCACTGGGAGATCCCCCAGACCCACCAGCCCGCAATCCTGGCGTCGAAGAACAGGGGATCCGTTTTCATGCGCTCGCGGAACTGGTCCTGGTTGACGAGCCAACGGTGGCGGGCATGGAGGTCGGCCTCGTTGACGGGCCAGTCCGCCGCCTCGGTGACGCCCTCGGGATCGTAGCGCAGGGACCGCCAGAAATTGGCCAGATAACAGTCGAGGTCGTTGACGGTTTCGGTTTGGGGTGGAGTGGGACGCCCCAGCAGCACCGCCAGCGATCCCGCGAAGGGCTCCACGTAGTTGTCGACGTCGCCGAACCGGTCCCAGACCTCCGGGGCCACCCGGGACTTCCCGCCGAACCATGGGAACGGAGCTTTCAGCAAGGCTACTTGCGCTCCAGCCACCCCAGCGCCACCAGGAACGCGCGGACCCGGTGGATGCGGCAAACGTAGGCAGGGGTGCCCCGTGGCGGCAACACCATGGCGTTATCCGGTACCGCAATTGCCGGTCGACATGGGTCTCCGATTTCACAGATGTCCAGGTTGATGGTTAGTTCCGGCAGTGGGCCGGTGAAGGTGGGGGAGACTGGAGGGGTCATTTTTGTTTGGCGACCTCCGCTTTTGGGTTCCCTTGGACTTGCTCAGGTCGTTCCCCGCAGGTAGAACGGCCATGGTGGTATCCGGCCCAATAACACAGGCCAGCCGGTACCCCGATGCACACCACGTAAATCAGCACGAGGAGCAAAACATTCATCCCAACACCTCCCGGGGAACGACCACCACGGCTCCGAACGAGCGAGCATCTCCTGGTCGCCAAACCATGATACACGGGGTGTTCATAAAAGGCTACTGTTTCGCGTGCGCCCAACCCATTGAAAGTACTAGTACGAAACGGGTCCATTTTGGGTGTTCACAAAACCACTAGTTTATTGTATAGTGACTTTGTGTTAAGAGACGGGGCGAACCGGAGTTCAGCCAGAATCATAAGGTGCCGTTGCGGTATCCCGGCACCAAACGTCGTGGAGCGTGGCGGGTTCGACTCCCGCCCCCGTCGTTCCACGTACCGGGGGTTCAATCCACGATGAGCAGCCCACTCTACCGGCTGCGCCAAGCTCGCAGCGCCCTGGGGGCCGCGATCGAGACACTCGAGCGGTCCCGAAAGGAACTGGAGACAGTGATTCTGGATCTTGAGGCGCAGGACGTGCCGAAGCCATCGTGCAAGCACGAACACCTCAATATGGATGGTATCTGTCGGGCCTGCGGGCAGGATTGTCGCGGTATACCCGAGTCGCCAAAACAAGAGCGTGTTTGTTCTCAGTGTGGCCGGACTGTTCTGCATGAACTCGGAGAACTCGCCAAAGCGAAGCAAGCAGCCACGGGGAACGACCAACCAACCGGCCCGGTCTCAGAAGCCAGCGAGTCGCCAAACAAGTGAATCTTTCGGCCTCAACCCTTTCCCGCGCCCTGTACTTTACCCTGGGGGTCCCCATGAGACTTTCGACTTTCCTCGCGATCCTGTTCCTGGTGTTGGGGCTCCTGGCCTACCTGACCCGCAACCCATGGTGGGCCTACAGCTTCGTCGGCTCCGCCATCGCGATCGCCGCAGTCTCCATCGTGGTCAACTACGTGGATCACCGGCGGTCCATCCGGAGGATCGAGCGGTGAGCCAACACACACTGGGGCCGTGGAGCTTTTGCGGCAATGGCCCGCACCAAGCCAAGCCGTGCGCTTGCGGCTGTATCTTCGGCGATGGTGGACAGGTCTACGTTGCAAAAACACTGACGCTAGACGATTCGGTCGACCCGGTGGCGTCCGAACGACAGCGAGACGCCAACACCCGTCTGATCGCCGCCGCGCCGGAGTTGCTGGACGCGTTGGAATTTGTCCTGCCTATGTTACGCGATGAAGGAGAGCACGAGCCGGAATACCAACGGGCCGTGGCCGTCATCGCCAAAGCGAAGGGCACAGTCGCGGGGAACGACCATGCAAAGGAAACGGGCTCAGAAGGCAGCGAGTCGCCAACCACATGAAGCGCGCCGTCATTTACGCCCGCGTATCCACCCAAGACCAGGACCCCGGGATGCAACTGGCGGAGCTCCGGCGCTACGCCGATCGGCGATCCTTCAGCGTCGAGGCCGAATACGTCGACCAGGTGACGGGCGACGTCAAGCGAACCCGCCGGGCCCCCCAGTACGAAGCCCTCATGCGAGATGCTAGGGCCCGCCGGTTCGACGTGGTGCTGGTGTGGAAGTTCGACCGCTTCGCCCGCTCGCTTCAGGCGCTCCTCGAGGCGCTCCAAACCTTCGGGGCCCTGGGGATCGATTTCATCTCGTCCACCCAGGACATCGACACCACCTGCTCGATGGGGCGGCTGTTCTTTCAAGTGGTCGGGGCCTTCGGGGAATTCGAGCGCAGCCTTATTGTCGAGCGTACTCGCGCCGGTATCGCAAACGCCCGGCGCCGCGGCGTCACATTCGGGCGCCCCCGCGACCACGCCCAGGAGACCCGGATCCTCAGGCTGCGCCGCGAAGGCTTGAGCATCCGGGCGATCGCGCGGCTCGAAAAGAAATCGGCCCCCGGGGTCAAGCTGGTGTGCGATAGGGCCGCGCCATGAAGGGCACAGAGGTCACGCCTGAACAAAAGACGGCCGCCCAGGAATTTCTTAAAAGCGTTTCCGAGGTGGACTGGCCAGACGACGAAACCCCGCGCACAGTTCGGTGTTGCGATCTGATCCGGCTGATCGCGTGGTACGGTGCGTTGCGGGCTGGAAAACAGCGGCAGAGACCCGGACCAATCAGGGAACTACCATGACGCCCGCCGATGCCTTGCGGGACCTGCTGGCCGCGCCCCTGCGGTTCGGAGACCCGGGCCAACTGGAGCTGCTCGAAGTGTTGCGGGCTGCTGAACAATTGGTAGGGACCAGCAAGCCGTGCCGAAACTGCCAGGGCAGCGGAGTCCTCGAGCCACGACGCGTCTATTGCCATGAGTGCGGGATGGAATGCGACTACTGTTCCGGCTCTCAGGACTGTCGGGAGTGCCGCGGGACTGGCTCGTTCACCTATAACCGCGAATATGTCTACATGCTCACGGAGGTCCAGATCGCTGAATTGACCCAGGTGGCCGCATGAACGAGCGCCGCCCGACCTTCAAGGGCCGGGTCATGCCCCAGAACCCCCTGCCCCCTTACGTGCTGGCCCGGCTCCGGCGCTTCCCTTCGATGTGCGCGCTGGCCCGCTTCATTTCCAACCCCTACGTGGCTAAAATGTGCCCCGACCACTGGGTCCAGTGGGCCAAGCGGAGCCGCTGCTGGCGACATCGCCTGAAGGGAGCGGAGCTGTGAGCGTGATCATGATCGACGACGGATTCACAACGAGTCACCCTCTGCGGCTCCGACAGAAGCGAGGACATCATGTTTCCCGCAGACTCCAGAAAAAAGGTTTTAAGCGCGCCCTCCAGGGCGACGGCGTATCACCCGACCTCCGGAAGTGGCTCAAGTGGTGCTTGAACGAAACCACGCGGTTCAGTAGACGGGGATACGAAAAGAGGCCATCACTTTCAATCCTCGGGGAGCGACCTGAGCAAGCCCCATCAGAGAAGAGTGGCGTGGTCGCCAAACCATGAACCGCTCCAATCCACTCCGCTGGCACGAGCCCCCGCGAGACGACCGCACGTTCCACCAGCTAGACCGATTGATCCAGATGGGCAGGGGGGACCTCCGGAGGCCCGCAGGCCCGCAGAGCCCCCGCACCAGAAATTCCACCGAATCCACAGCGAAATCCACAGCGGTGGTCCACGTCGACCCGTCCCTCTTGCCAGCCCGCGGCTCGAGCGCGGTGGTGCTCCAGATCCAGAGGCTGCGCCAGATCCCCGTGGGGGTTTCGGTCCTGTGGCACCTGCGCTGCTGTTTCGTATGTGGGGCCCGTGGGGTTTGTGGCCACCGGGAACTCGATGTAGCGCTGGCGGAACTCGAGGGAATGGCCCAGGGGTTCCGGTGAGCACGCGGCGCGTTTCCCCGGGGGGATGGGTGAACCCGTCCAAGTTGCCACGAGGGCCAACCGGCCGTCCCCTGTGCCGCCAGTGCGCCCAGGAGATACCTAAGGGACGATGGCGCCGGACGTTTTGTTCTGACGCGTGCGTCGATGCCTGGCGGCAAAAGACCGATCCCCAGTACCTCCGCCTCAAGGTATTCGAGCGCGACCGCGGGGTTTGTGCCCAATGCGGCCTCGACACCATGGCGATCCCACACGGGAACGGGAGCAAACGGACACCACGGGCCCGTGGCACCGGCCACCTGTGGCAGGCCGACCACATCGTCCCGGTGGCGGAGGGCGGGGGAGAATGCGGGCTCGATAACCTCCGGACCCTCTGCACCGCTTGCCACAATGGCGAAACCGCAGCGTTGCGAAAGCGGTTAGCCCAGGCCCGGACAGCAGAACTACGGGCGGTGGTGGCGGGGCCTCTGGTTTTTGGAAATGCGGGCCAGATACAAGCGAAGAAACGGTTGACGGCATCCCACGGGCGAAGCCCTCAATCTTCGGGGAACGACCGTGCAAAGGTCCGGGCTCAGAAGGAACCGAGTCGCCAAACCATCATCAGTTTTTCTTACAGGCGATCAACTTAAAGAAAGTAGGCTGGATGGTGGCGGTGGTGCCCGCGAATGCCGGTGCGCTATTGGTGCCCGCCGGGGTGAACGCAACCGTCCCGTTGGTGCCCGCTGGCGTGAAAGGTGCCGTCCCGTTGGTCGGTACCCCGGCGGGCCAGGAAATCGCCCCCTCCACAAATGTACCGCCAGCATTGCTGGGGACTCCCACGGGCCAGGAAATCGCCCCCTCAACAAAAGCGCCTCCAGCGTTGCTGGGGACCCCCGCGGGCCACGCGACCGTACCGGCTGGGGTGAAACTTGCGGTCCCGTTGGTCCCGGTGGCCGTCACGGTGTGGGTATGGCCCGCCATGGCGGAACCTGTGAACACCTGGGCCGTCACCGTCAGGTTCGGGGCCGTCGCCTTGCAGGCGGTGGTGGAGCCCGTCCCGGCCGCAATGTTGGTGGCGGCGCAGTTCCCACTGGTAGCGCTGGCCCCGTTGGTACCAGCGGGGGTTCCGGCGCTGTTGGAGCTGGTGGTCGCGGAGCTCCCGGTAAAGATTTCGGCCGGCACGGTCCCGGCGGACCCGGCAAACGTCGGGACCCCCGCGGGCCAAGAGATCGTCGGCTGAGTAAAGACCCCCGCGGCGATCAGGGGGACTCCGGCGGGCCAGGAGATCGTGGGTTGGGTAAAGACGCCCGCCGCTATCGTGGGGACACCACCAGGCCAAGAGATCGTTTGGGCCGGTACGGTCCCGGGTGTGCCGGTGAACGTTTGGGCCGGTACGGTCCCCGCCGCGCCAGTGAAAGTCGGGGCCGCCACGGAGCCCGCTGGAGTATAGGCGGTGCTGCCCCCGGTGGTCCCGACGTCCCCGTTGGCGTTTTGGGTCAACAGCACATATTTCCCGGCTTGCGCTTCCTCGGTGAACCCTGCGGGACAGGCGCCGGTATCCACAAACACAATCAAGCCGCTGGGGATGGCTGAGGTAGAATCCGGCCCCGCGACCGCCACAAACTTATTTGAAGCGCAAGTGTACAGACTCCCATTGGTGGGATTCAAGGCGACGATGGTACCCGCGCAGTTGCTTCCAGGCGTCCCGGCGGGAGCCCCCGGCATCCCGAGGCCGTACAAATTCTGGCCCTGGACGAAACCAGATAGGAATACGAAGCCAAGCAGCAGTTTCACGGCGACGTAACGAGCCAGTCGATCATCAAGGGGTTGGCCGCGCCCCCCTGGGGGTTGGTGCCCCAGCACACTTGATCCGGTGCCGTGGTGAAAAACGTAGCCTTGGCTTCGCTGCGGAGCTGCGCGAACGTGACGCCCCCGTCGTAGCTGTAGCTGTAGAGGAGGTTGGTGCCGTCGTATTGCAACTTGACCCAGATGGGGGCCCAGAAGTACGGCCAAAGCGTTTGGCTGGTGCTCGAGTTGGGGCTAAACGGGATGTTGTCCGATGCCTGCGAGCTAAAGGTGGTGGGGTTGGTCCACTGCTGGTGGTTCCACGGCGGGTTCGAATTGTTGGCGCTGGTCAACCCATAGGTCACCAGTTTGGCGGTGGTGGATTCCCGGAACGCCACCATGGACTCATTATTGGTATTGCTCCCCAGGGTGATGGGCTGGACATTCGAAATAAACGCCGCCGTTAACGTGAACGACGTGGTCATCGGGGGGCTCGAGCACCGGAGCTGAACGGACCCCCCGGCGTTGGAAGTGGCGGTCATCTGAACCGCGCAGCCACTGGTCGCGATGGTGGCGGTGTTTTGGTTCACCCAGGAGAACGTGGTGTTGCTGGCGGCGGTGATGATGCGGTTGAGGGGGGGCAGGTAGAAGTTTGTCCCATCGGTCAGGCACGGCCCCGAAACCGAAAGGGTGGCGCCCGCCGCCGGCGTTACGTTGGCCTGCTTGAGCGACATGTCGACCGTGTAGGTCCCGGCCCCTCCATTGGTTGACAGCACCGTGCCGATGACCTGCCCGGTGGTGGGGTAGGTCGCGCTCCCGGTGTCGTGACAGTTCCCCGCGGTGGTGGCGCTGATTTGAACGTAATGGCCCGCGGTGGTGGCGCCGTCGAACACGCACGCGTGCTGGCCGTTTTCCTGGATGACCGCCGAGCCCGTGGTCCCGGCCCCTGAATCCACGATCCCGATAGCGCCGGCAGTATCGCCAGCGCCCGAGATCACGGCGGTCGACGGAGCCCCCGTTAGTTTCGTCAGGGTGTTGACAGTGGTGCCGGTGGAGCTTGCGTTCGCGATGGTGACACAGACCCCCGTGCCCGTGATGGTGCCGGTCGATGTGATGGGGCCGCCAGAAGCCCCGCACCCGGTGTTGACTTGGGTGACTGAGCCGCCGGTCCCGGTCGCCGTCATGACCGTCACCTTGTTGACGGAATCGTCCGAACAGGTCATGCCGGTGGAGCAGTTGATCGTGGTGCGGGCCGTCAGGGGTGAGCCCGCCTGTTGGATCAAGTTGTAGGCCGCCGTCACGATCCCGGAGGCATTAAGCGGCCAGAGCCCCGCCGCGATCCAGCCGGCCAGCAGGACTAGCGCGACCCAGCCCCAACGCTTAAAACTGTGCATACCACACCTGCCCCGTGGTCCGGGTGGCGGCCGAAAGGTTCAGACACACCGCGTTGCCCGAGGCCGCGACAAGCAACGCCTGATCCGCCTGAAAATCTTCAGCGATCGCGGAAACTCCAGAGCCCGCCCCATAGAGAAAACTTAGGTTCGTGGTTCCGGTTCCGCAGTTGGCCCCCGTCCCTTGGGTCAATTGAATCCCCACCGCCGAGGATGCCGTCCAGGACATCTTACAAATACGAATCGACGTGACCCCAGAGAGCGCGATGATCTGCACGTTCCCCATGGTGGAGTCGTCCACGATGACCGACGACGGGCATTTGAGGCTCCGGTCCCAGGTCGTTCCATTGAAAAGGATGTTGTAGGAAAGGGCGTCCAGGGGCGTCCCGCCGTTAGAGGCGGCTATGGTTGCATTGTTGGTGAGGCCGTCACTGATCGAGCCGGCAAAAAACGCAGGCTCCGCCCTGCCGGTGCTATCGCTCCGGGCCCTCCGCACGTCAGTGCCGTCGAAAAGCCCCACCTGCACCGGGTTTTGAGTAGGGGCGGCACCAGGGGCATCGGGGCCGATGACCACACAGGGGACCGCGGTGGTGCCGGGGCAGGGCGTGCTGGGGGGCGGTGGTGTCGACGCCGCGGCGCTCCGGCTCCCGAACACGTACCCCAGGATGGTGGTGGTCTGGCTATCGATGATGACCCGGACCCAAGGCTGGTAACCCTGGAGACTGATGATGCCGCTGGGGGTGGCGGTCGAGGGGTTGGCCCCCGTGATGATGGTGGCGGTCGCGAACGTCACCCAGGTGCCTGGACCGGCTCCATTGTCGGGGGCGCTCTGGAGTTCGATCTGGAGCGCCCCAGGCCCGACCTGGTTATAGGTGACGGTCCAGTTGCTGCAGCCAGATTGCCGGTTATCGATCTGGTAGAATTGGCCCGCCGAGGTAAAGGCAAAGGCCGCGCCATTCACCGGGCAGTCCGGATCGACCCGGACAAGCTGCTGGGCCGCGGCGGGCAATGCCGCTATCCCTAAGAGCACCAGAAGGATACGAATTTTTGACATATTTAATTACTTAAATCCGTTGGCCCGGTCGATCTTGTCTTCAATCCGGTCGAGCGTATTGTTGATGGCTTTGAACTGCTCCTCATCGCGAGCCGCATGAGTCGCGATGTCCTGCCGGTTTTCGGCGTGTTTCATATTCATGTTGAGGTTCATCTCGGTCTGGCTCTTTGTCAGTTCAGCCTTGACGGTAGCCTGGTTATCCTTCACGTCACCGAGGGCCGCTTTGATGGCGAGGCCGACCCAAGCGGCACCCGCGATGCCAACGAGGGACAAAACATCGAATAGCCAGTGTGGGTCCAATCAGCCTCCATGGTTACCTCCGGGGCCAGTACCAGCCGAACACCGCCGCCGTAATCATGCCGGTGCCGACAGGGCTACCGACCGGGATGTTGTAGTAGATGTAGACGTTCTGGCCCGAAATCATACGGATGTTATTGATGCCGGGGACCGACACCTGGTTCAAGCTGCCAAACGTCGTGTTGACGTTCCCGAGATCCGGGGCGAAGCGGTTCCCCACTTTCAAGCGCCAGAAGATGTTGCCGCTATAGTCCTGGAACCCCAGGCCCGTGAAATTGGGGACGAACCGGGTGATGACGCCGTCCCAGCCGTCCGGCACCTGGAACTGGCCGAGCAGCACGTCGTTGCCGGTGAACGGCCCCACGGGGGTGGCGACCCCAAAGCCCTGCTCTAGTTTTTCCGCATTGGACGGCATCACGATCCAGGGGGGCTGGTTATAGATGGGGGCTCCGAGGCTGGGGATCCGGCAGCAGCTCTTGAGGCCGCCGTGGTTTTTCACGTAGGTCCACCAGGCCGATTCCCTGACGAGCCGGTGGTCCCAGGGGCCGGGCTGCCAATAGATCGGAGGGCGCCGCATCAGCGGGTTGGTGCGCTGCAACGGCAGCGGCAGGACCGAATCGGGCAGGAACGATTGGGTCCACTGGCCCGCGGGGGTCAAGCCGATGGGGGGCGGCACCACAACCATGGGGGCCCCGGGGGGCCAGGCGGTTGGGGGTGGGGCCGCGACCGGACCGCCGCCGTAATAGACTGGGTTGCCCGCTTGGTCAAATCCAATGACGCCCGCGCCTGCGCCGGGAACCCCGGAGCCGATCGGTGGGGCGGTGCCGGGGATCGGGCCACCACCACTCTGGACCTCGGGGGTCCATTCGGTTGGGAGCGGCATCACGACAAGGTCGCCTAGGTTTCGCATCTAAGCAACTCCTTTTTGTTTGGCGACGACGCCACTGCTGTGCCCGTCAGGTTGCTCTGGTCGTTCCCCGCTGGTCGAACGCCCCAGTTCAATTTTTAGTCGCCGGGTTCCTGCCGTTTCAGCCTTGGCCCTGCGGTCACGGACAAATTGAACCCATTCCGCCAAAACCTGCTTGTCTTTCTCCGTCAGGACCGCACCTTTTTTCACATTGGCAAAGATAGTGGTCCCGTCCGCCATTTTAATGGGCTCACAACGACTCATCCCAACACCACCACGGGGAGCGACCCCACGGATTCGCACTGGCGGCAATCTCCGAGTCGCCAAACAAAAATCATCTTACTCCACCGCCCCCGTAGGAAATTTAGGCTCCCCGCCCCACAGGATCAACTGCACCCCAGTGGTATCGACCCCCGACAAGCTGCAGATCTCAAAGTTCAGGAGCCCCGGCTCCCCCACCACCATGAGCTTGGGCAGTGGGTTCTGGTCCGCGCTCCCCGGGCTCGCCAGGATCACTTCCGAGAACAAGGTCTCGTCGCTACAATTATCCCGCACCTGGACACTAAACAACCCGGTGGACGCGATGAAGCTATAGGCCCAGAACGCCGAACCCGGCAGGACCCGCTGGCCGTACCGGAACACGTTGCGGTTGGGGATCGCGATGTGGCCGGGATCCTCCGGTACCGTCACGATCCGCTGGGCATAGCCGCGAGACCTGCGGAGCCCTTCGTACTCCCGGAGCGCCACCGGCAGGAACTGGAGGTCGGGCTTCAGGTTGGTGTTGTACAGGAACCCGTCGATCACTTCGTAATAGTCGAGAATCCCTTCGCTCATACCGGTATCCTTTGGCGCCCGATCAACTGGACCGTAGCGGTCAGGGGCGCGATCAGGCTCAAGTTGTACAGGTCGATCCGGATTCGGCTGTTTTGCGGGAACCGGAGCGGCGGCTGCAGCGCCCCATTCTCATACGCGCTCCCGGGCTTGCCGTTCAGGAACGAATCGAGCAGCGGGATGTTGGAGATCTGGTTGTGGTAGGCGTCGTACAACAGGAACGAACACACCACCGGCGGGATCAGGGCCGCGGCCTGGTATTCGAACATCACCTGGTAGAGGTCGAAATCGTAGTCCCGGATCGTTTTCCGCAGGATCAGGGGCGAGGTTACGGGCGCGGGCGTCAGAATGGTCCCGCTGACGCTATAGGTGAAGGTGCGCTCATCGTACCGGCAGGCATCTGGTTTCCGGGGGGCGGCCCTGGGGAGCCGCCGGACCCCACAGAATGCAATCTGGGCCGCATTGGCCGGCGGGGGCCCTGGGGGCGCCGCCAGCGAAAACAACGCCGTGACCGTCACCTGGGAGACCCGGGCGTTCGATACCGCGGCCCCTGACCCCAGGACCGAAAGGGCAACTTGTGAGACCCTGTTTGCCATATCAGGAAACTTCGTTTACTCCAAATTGCGCGGCGTTCAAGCCCGCCGGTAGCCACGCCACCGTGGTGTGGGGGTCGGCGTTGTAGACCTCGAGGTAAATGTCCAGGTAGCTGGTCGTCAAGGCGGGCTGGGTAGTGCCCGCGTAATTGGTGCCTCCCGACCGGACCTCCGGTGCAATGGTCCGGGCCGCAATGTCGTCCTTGCGGGCGTAGAACGCCACCTGCACCCCCAGGATCGCGGCGGGGCTCGACGCCAGGGGGGCGAACGTGTAGAGGTCGATCTGCCCGGGGGTCGCGCTCGACACGTAGGTGGTGTCGCCGTCGGGCGGTTCTTCGTTCACCAGCAAATAGTGCGGCCCCGCCACGCTGGGGGTCCATTGCGAGAGCGCGCCATCACCAGTGGGGGTGGCGTCGACCGCCCGGCTGGGCCCGAGGAGCGTGTCGGCCACGTAGCCGTCGCAGAAATAATACTGCGCGCCCGCTTGCGGGCAGCACAGGTAGAATTCGTACACGTTGCCCGAGAGCCCGCCGGCCCCGCGGGTGTCAAAGGTGGCGGTGGCTTCGAGGACCCCATCCAGGTACACGTTAACGGTCGAGCTGGCGGAAATCCCCAGGATTTCGAACTCGATGTAGTAGTACGAATTGTTCTGCAGGATGTGGGTCCCGGTGGCCTGCAGGACCCCTTGGTTCAGAAGGTTGAAAGGCCATTGCAAAATGGTGAGGCGCCCCAGGAGATCGACCCCGCAGGCCGCGTACACGTTTTGATGGCCCCCGGGGAGCCCAGAACCGGAATCGCCAAACGCCATCAGCATCCCGGGGGTGGGCCAGTTGCTCGACTTGACTGCAAACCCCATGCGGATGGGGGCGGCAAACGGCCCGGCCGGGATGTTGAAATTCTGGGTATAGCCCCCGCCGTTGACCCCCAGGGCGTTGCCCGAGAAACGACCCTGCCCGGCCCCAATGGAGGTGCCGCCGCTGCTTTGTGGTTGGTTGTAGCGAGAGAGCAAGACCGAGACGCTGGTGCCGCACCAGGTGAACCCCTCGATGTTGTAAATGTTGGGTAGCGCCATTTTGTTTAAGCCTTTAGGACATCATAGAGGTCGAACTGGATGATGCTGGTCTCCGGGTAATAGACCTCGTTGGGGAACGCCAGGTCGTCCCCCACGGTCCCGATCTGGATGGGTTCCGAAGACATGTTGCGCTTTTGGGAGTCCCGGAGCTGAAAGGACCCGCCCACCGGATTCACCACCGACGCGATCCCCACGACCCGCCGCATGATGAAGTCGCCCCACCCGCCCTTGATGTAGACGAACTGGTTGAGTGCGTTCGTCCCATTGGTCAGGGCGGTGGCGTCGTAGACCCAGATGAAGGGCAGGTCTTCGTATCCGTCGGGTGGCTCGTATGCGGGCACTATTGATTCAAGCGGAACCGCTTGACCCCCATGAAAACGATCTGGAGCGGATTGGGCGCTCCGCTCAAGTCTTGGATGTCGATGATGATGCGGGACCCCGCGGGAAACGGGTGCTGCGGGCTGAATACCGTTGGTTTCGAGGGGTTGAGCGAGATCCCCTGGGACAACAGGAGCCCGCTGGAAAACTGGTAGCCCGTCGCGTCCCCCAGGCGAATCTGAAACAACCCCGCGGCCGTCGAGATGTACCAGGCCCGGAGTTCAAAGTCGCTATCGACCTGGATCTGGACCGTCTGGGCCGTCAGCTCCTGGTTGGCGA